ATGCCCCTGACCGACCTCGCAATACGCCGCGCCAAGCCCTCCGACCGACCGCAGAAGCTCTCAGATGGCGGCGGCCTGTATCTGATGGTCGCCGTGAACGGTGGGCGCTACTGGCGCTGGAAGTACCGGTTCGCAGGCAAAGAGAAGCTGTTGGCTGTCGGTGTCTATCCCGAAGTTCCACTGGCTCTCGCTCGGCAGCGCCGCGATGAGGCGCGCCAGCTGCTGGCCCAGGGTATCGACCCGGGTGAGCACAAGAAAGCTGCCGCCGCTGCGCGCGCAGTGCTCGGCGCCAACACCTTCGAAGTGATCGCCAACGAGTGGCTGGAGAAGCGCAACTGGGTGGATGGGTACCGCGTGAAGGTCGTCGGATGGTTCACGAACGACGTGTTCCCGTACATCGGCGCGCGGCCGGCGGCGGAACTGGATGCTCCCGAGTTCCTGGCGGTGGCCAGGCGCATCGAGAAGCGTGGCGCCTTCGAGTCAGCGCATCGGATCATGCAGAACTGCGGTCAGGTCATGCGTTACGCCATCGCCACCGGGCGTGCCAGCCGCAACCCGGTAGCTGACTTGCGCGGCGCGCTGAAGCCAACGCCCGAGCGCCATCTGCCGGCAGTGACGGACCCGGATGAGCTGGGGCCGCTCCTGCGCGCCATGGATGGCTACAAGGGCAGTTACGTCACGCGCTGCGCCCTCGTACTGGTGCCCCTGCTGTTCGTGCGGCCCGGCGAGCTCCGGCAGGCCGAGTGGTCAGAATTCGACATCGAGGCGGCACGGTGGAACATCCCCGCCGACAAGATGAAGATGCGGCAGCCGCACGTTGTGCCGCTCTCGCGCCAGGCGCTAACTGTCCTGGATGACCTGCAGCGGCTCACCGGCGCCGGCCGCTACCTCTTCCCCAGCACCAGGACGAAGCTGCGGCCGATGTCAGACAACGCGGTGAACGCAGCTCTGCGCCGCATGGGCTACGAGGTGGGCACGGTGACCGGCCACGGCTTCCGCGCCACGGCCCGCACGATCCTCGACGAGATCCTGGGCTTTCGGCCGGACATCATCGAGCACCAGCTGGCGCACGCGGTGAAGGATCCCAACGGCCGGGCCTACAACCGCACGAGCCACCTCGCAGAGCGCGTTCGGATGATGCAGCGATGGGCCGATTACTTGGACGAGTTGCGACGACAGGTGCCGTAGATCGGCTAGCCCGCACCGCAGTGCTTAGGCCGAGTAGCCTCGATCGCAGCAACTTCGGCGCGCAGCCTGGCTTCGTGCCGGCACACCCACATCTCTGCGCCGGCCAGACCAGATTCGAAACTCGTGCAGGCCCGGTGCCTGGACGGCCTTTCCATGCTCTGCAGGTGGTAGTCGAGCAGGATGTACCAGGCTCGGTTGTCCACCCGCTGTCCCATTCGCGCCACGCCCGTGCTGCGCAAGGCAAGCAGGCGCGGCGGTCCTTCCTGGTGTTGGTGGGCCTGTGTCCAATGGAAGCCGTCTGGGAGCATGGTCAAGCCGCTAGCCGGTGCTCGAGAAGGGATGACACTTGTCGTCGAAGATCGCCTGGAGCGTCTGGAGATTGGCCGAATATGGTGGTCAGCCTTGGATCTCGGCTGAGTAGCACATGTGCTATCTCCGGGTTCAAAACGCAAATTCACTTCGATCGATTGATTAAATTGATATTGACAACGCCTCGTCGCAAGAGGCGAGACTGTAAATTCATCAATAAAAAAGGCCCCTATTGGGGCCTTGATGTTAAGTCGCCAAGTGCAACTTACTAAGAACTTGTTCAGTTCGTCTCTCCGGCGTGGCAAAGAGCTCTGCCGCCTTGGCATAAAGCTTAATCGGTAACTGAAAAACCGTCACACCCAACACAACAAATGGAAATGAGACCAGAAGCACTGCGCCGCTATTAACGATAAGCGCGCGCTCTACTATTTGATTCCCGCGATCTACAACATCTTTAAGTTCAGAGACGCCGCATCTCGCGATTACATCTCGCCTATCTTTAACCTCATTGCGAAACTTTCTGTGAGATCGGTTGAATTCGACCACGAAGGAAATCGTAACCCAATGGAGACGATGCACATATTGATTTATTCCATTATGAGCAATCTCGAATGCTTGTTGCGGACACGCCTCTCCTTGCTCAAGCTTTATTCTTCTCAATCTATCGCGGAGCTCAAACATCTCGTCATTGAGCCTATCTCTCAAGCTCGGCGCAATCACGCCTTCATACAAAAAATGCCCTAAAGCCAAAACTCCCAGTAAAATTATTAGTGTGGCCACGTTCATCTCCTCGTGCGGCTTCCCGCAAATTTTCCTCCGCTAGCGACGTTTTGAGCTGCTGACTTCTCTTGTCCAATCCTTGCTAGTTCTACCTTGTACCTCTCACGCGTTGCCTTCGAGTGAAACCACCATCCAAACGACAGAGCCAGTGTCAACACCCAGCCAACAAGTGACCAATCAACCATCCTAGCAACTACCTCTCTCGCCAATTGCTCACTTGCCTCGGGTGTCAGTCGATAGATCACTAGGAAAACAATCGAGCAAACTGCTAGCAGGGGCAACTGCCCCTTGTTCATGGACGTTATTAAGACGTCCCTCACTGCTTGTGCAATCGTTACCTTAACGGCAACGTCCTTTTTCCCTTGAGCCACACCCTCATCCCTGTATAGATCTGGCCCGAAGCGTAAGTCCGACTGCCAAGGGTGTCCACAAGTTCCTGGGCCTAAAGCCACTCGTTCATGGGTTCTCAGTGGGCGGCGAGACTCAGTCAAAGAACCACAACATGTAGGGGTATAGCGTCGATTTTGGCCAGACAGACCACAAGTCGTGCCGGGCTAAATTATGAACGGGCGAGTCACTGAATGGGATTGCATCCCCGAAACACTGGAATTGCGCAGTGACCGACCGAGACTGGCGGCCTCAGCCGGTATGCCCGTGTGCCGAACTGGCGGTGCTCAGGCGCTACGCTACGCAGGGTGGTGCTTACAGCTCCACCCTGCGCATTTAAGTGCGCAAATTACGGAGAAGCGCAGATCGTGTAGATGTTGACGATCGTCGGCCCGTTTACGTAGCCGTAGGTGCGCCAACCATTGCCATTCGGATAGCTCCCCACAACGGAGAAGCGACCGGCGTTCATGGATAGAGTTCTGCCGTTATTCTCGGGCTGGCCACCGACAAAGGTAACGGCGTTCGGGGAGCCTGTGTCCCAACCGCCGGAAATCGGCGTAAATCCTGCAGGGCACTGCGGCGTCGCATCGACGGTCTGACCACCCGCTGAGCGAGCATATCCTTCGACGACGGTTTGGTATGTGGCAGCTTCCACCGAGGAAGCAGCAAGCAGAGCAAGAGCGAATGCGGGGGCAATCAAGAATTTCATAACAGCTCCATGGAATAGGGGAGCCGGCGTGAGCTTGCTCAAAGCTCCGCGGGATGAGCTGCCAATGGCCCCGCGTCCGGCATGGATAGATTGCGGTCGGGAGCTACCTAGCAATATCGGCCACCGCCGCATCTAAGCGTCAGGGATTCCCGAGCCCCGGGTAGGGATACATCGTGCGCAAACGTCGGCAGATGAACGTTTTTTCCTGAGCGCTCGCCGCGCATCTTGATCTCGCGTCGAGATGATCTCGCGCCGCCGGCAACAGGCCGGCGCAGCTGATCCGGAGAACGTGATGCGCCCATTCCTTGCCACCACCGCCATGGCGCTGCTTGGCGCCACCCTGCCCGCTCTCGCCGCTGACCCGCCGCCGGTGAAGTTCGGCCAGACCACCGAGTTGCACCAGGAAACGTCGGCCGCCGGCGAGAGCCTGGACGCCTTCCTGATTCGCATCGCCCCGCGCGCACGGGCCGCTTCAGTAAGCACCCGGGCCGTGGTGTGCGGCCAGATCCTCGGCGCCGGCCCGTACAGCCTGGCGTTCAAAACCGACGGACGCCAGGATGTGTGCGCGGTACCGAAGACCTCAGCGCCCTACGTGCTCGTCAATGGCATCGCCAAGGACGCGCGCGAAGACCACATCCCGGCCATCTACTATCGCCGTCCCGGCTATCTGATCACGCCGTGGAGCATCAAGTTCCAGGACCGCACCGGTGTGCGGCGCGTGGCCCCGGCTCAGTAGTTGCGGACGTTGAGCAGCAGGCAGTCGACCTGCATTGTGCCGTAGGTGCCCGAGGGCGCAGGGGGATTTCCCTGCGTGCCCTCGGCATGGTCGTAGTAGGTGTTGATCCCCTTGGCCGACGCGACGCCTGGCGTGTAGCGCACACCGGCCACGTAGGCCAAGCGGTCCATCACCCAGTTCGGACCACCACCAATGACGCCACTCACGATTGTGTAGGACGCCCCTGTGTGACCAAGCGCAATGGCCACGCCGTCGCCCTGGGTCGGGTAATCCGTCTGACTGGTGCCGGCAGTGGTACGCATGCGCCCGATCACCCTCATGTACTTGTAGCGAGAGTCGAAGGCGATGCGACCCGTGGCCGGGTCACGGAACCGCACACCTTTGCTCATCACGAAAGCCATTTGCGCCACGTCGGTCGTGTCGAAAACGTAATACTGGATAGCCGTATTGGCCGTCTCGCACACCAGCTCGAAGGTGAACGTGTTTCCACTCTGGGACCGGCTCCGCAGGCCAACGAAAGCTGCACAGGTGACGGCTATCAGTGGGGAGTTGCCACCGCCAACAGTAACGGTGGCGAAGCCGATGCCCTGGTTCGGGTTAGCCGCGTTGGCACCGACAGCAGTGACCGTCGCCTTCTCCTTCAGTGCGAGGTTTTCGTAGCGAGTATCGATCTGGATGATGTTCCCGCCCTCGGGCCGGATCCGCACGCCCAAAGCCATCAGTACCTCCCGTAAGTGAGCACGCCGCCGATCTGCGTGCCCTGGTTGCTGCCACCGCCGTAGTTCCAGCTGATCGTGCCGGCCTGCTCGTTGACGGTGAACAGCGGCGCCTGCGCGTACTGCGCGCTACTGCTGGCGGAAAACCAGAAGTGGATCTCGTTGGTGCCCAAGGCCGGCACGGCGACGGAGCCACTCGACCCTGCAGCGATGGTGACCGCGCCGGACTTACTCGGCATGCGGGTCGAGATGTCGATCAGGATATTGCCGGCCAGATCACGCTGCCGAATGCCGCGCGCCATCAGAGAAGCTCCCCGAGCTCGATCACGTTGACGCCTGTGGCGTTGTCCGTCATCCGCCAGCCATAGTTCGGGTGTTCGTTGATGGTGAACCCATCCCCGCGCACTACTCGCCCGCCAGTCTTGTTGATTTCCCAGCGCGGCAGGCCCGAGCCGTTGACCGACGTCGAAGCGATCTGGTTCCCGATCATCGCGTTCGTGATCCAGCCGATGCCGATCAGAGCCTGGTTGATGAAGACCTGCCCGCCCTGAATCACAAACGGCGAAGTGACTGCGTTGTTGGCGACGTTGATCACCGCGAAGCGATCGGCCTGCATCAATATCTGGCTCTGGAAGCTGCCGTCCTGCTGCTGCTCGACGCCCACGCCCATGCCGGCCATGTAGATCTGCCCGGCGCTCGTGATCTGCGCCTTCACCGTGTAGGTCGCGCTGATCCTGCCATTGAGGTCGACGACCGTCTGGCTGGCCTGCTGGACGCTCGCAGAGACGTCGCCGATGGATGCCTCCACCGTGTCCAACCGCCGGGCTTGCGCGCGATCCCCTTCAGCAATGACCGTCTGCCAGGTCCGTGTGCCCGCGAACACGTTGCGGTCGCCTGCATGCCAATCCCGATCACCCGCATGCCGGTTGCTGATCTGGGCGACCAGGCCGTCCGTGCGCTCACCGATGGCCGCGAGGCCGCTCTCCGGGTCATTGATCTGCAGCTTCAGCGAGTTGACCTCGCCCACGATGGCACCAGCCTCGGCAATCGCGTTGCCGACGTTCTGCCACTTCGTGCCCGGCGGCTCCTCGTTGCCCGGCTCCGACGGCACCCAGCTCCAGATGATCCCGCCCCGCACCACCGTCTGCCCGGTGCTATAGGTCGCTCCTTCGTCCCACACCAGCGGCACCAGGTCGCTGATGGACTCGATCGGGAGGCGGAGCTCCTGCGACAGCTCGGTTAGGCCAATCTTGCCGGCCAGGTACGCGAGTATGGCCGTGGCATCAGTGCTGCTTTCCCCCATAACTCCGTTGGTCAACGGATACCACGGCCCGATGTTTCCACTCCGATCGACCAGCCGCCCCCAGAAGAAGAAGCGCGCACCGGCGGCAAGACCGAGCATCGAGTGCTTGGCCTGCGGATAGGCGAAGTCGCCCAGCTTGGTCGCCACCTCGAGGTTGTTGGCCGGGCTGTACCAGATCTCTGTTCGCTCGGTATCGGTTGCGCCCTGCGGGAACGACCACGACAGCTCAATGCCGAAGATGATGCCTGCGGCGGTGAGGCTGGCCAGCGACGGCGGCGGCTCGGTCTTACCGGTGATTTCGGTGAGGGGCGACATCGCCGGCATGGACACTGCGTTGAGCGCATTCACCGCGCGCACGCGCGCCAGATACTGGCCTGCGTAGATGCCGCGCACATCCAGGTTAGCAGTTGTCGCGCGGCCCGCTTTGACCCAATCCATGTCGTCGCGGCGCCATTCGACGTCGTAGGCGATGGCCTTGTCCGCCGGATCCCACGCGATCGTCAGAACGTGCTGTGCAATGCCCTGATCGACGAAACTGTTCGAAGACAGACGGACGTTGGTCGGCGGCGGTTGCACGCTCGGCGGGATGATGCTGATCGGCGGCAGCTCAATGCGCGCGCCATCGTCGATCGCGGCAAACTTCTGCGGCACGTGTTCGAGGCCGGTGATCTGGTAGGTGATGGCGTTCTCGGCACCATCGCCATCGGTGACGGCCAGCACCCGGAATGTTTGCAGCGCGAGCTCAGCGGTGGAGACTGCCCACACCGACGTGGCCACCGGCACAGTCGACCATGGCACCGCCACGGAGACCGTATTGCCGGCGATGCCGTTGATTGTGCGCGACTGGCTGCGGCCGTTGCTGCCCAGCACGCGGATGGTGTCGCCGGCGCTCAGCCCGGGCGGGACAACGTCGAGATCAACGGAGCGCGAGCCGGCAGCCTTGATCCGCCCACCATTTCGGCGGCCGGCTCGATTCGGGTCAGCTACCTCAATGATGTCGCCAGGCTGCGGCACAACACCCTCGAGGCCGACACCGAACGTGACCGTTTCAGTTTCAAGGTTCTCCGTGTACAGGATATGCAGCCCAATGCGCTGGGCTTGTGCACGCGAAGTGCAACCCATGCCAGCAACCTCTGTCTGCTGGATGCCGTAGCGGGCAATGCCCGGCCGATACTCGACAGTCTCCACCTTGGCCCGGCCGAAGTCGTCCGGGTCGTTCCAGGAAACCAGAGCGACCGTGTGGCGCACTTTGCGCGCCGACCCGGAATATACGAACCGGCCGTCAATGACGTTGGTCTGGTTGAACGTGTAGACCGGATCCTGCGGCATGTCCGCCGACGCGAGCACTTGCCCGGCAGCGTAGTAGGTGATGCCGCGGAACACCGCCGCCATGTCCTGAAGCATCTTGTAGGCGTCCTGCCTGGTCTGCAGATACATGTTGCAGGTGAAGCGAGGCTCCTGCCCTCCCATCCCGTCGCTGACCATCTGGTCGCAGTACTGCGCGATCTGATATAGGCGCCACCGATCGACCCCGGCTGCAGGAATGCGATGACCCAGTCCGAACCGGTCATTCGTCACGAGGTCGTAGAACACCCAGGCCGGGTTGTTGGTCCAGGCTGGTTTCATGGTGCCGTCCCAGATACCGGCATACGTCCGCGCTTGCGGGTCGTAGTTGCTCGGCACGGACACGATGCGGCCAAGGACACGATAGGCGCGGGTGGGGATGGCCTGAAACTGGCTCGCGTCCACTTCCAGCGCTGCGAGCGCGCAATTTGGGTAGCGCAGTTTGGCGTCGATGATCTCGGTCATCGATTGCACCAGCGTGGTGTCCGCGATGGTTGCGCTGTTGGCGTTGGGCGTGAGGCGGCGCACACGGATCTGCCACTGGCTGCCCTCTGGCAGGTCCACGCGGTGGCTGCGCTCGTAGAGTGTGGTGGTCTTGCCGGTGAAAGCGTTGGAGATCACCGTGTTGAAAGCGCCGCCGTCGGTGGCCACGTCGATCGCGTAGCTGACGCTGTGCCCCTCTATGTCGCCGTTTGTGGTGTTGGTCTTCTGCAGCGCCTGCACCGCGATGCGTACGCGGATCGCCGACAGGTCTGGATTGGTGAAGCTCCGCACGACTGGTTGGTCGCTGCGCAGCTGGACATTCACCGAATTCTCGTTCTCCACGCTAGGGAAGCCGGCCAGGTGCTCTTGGTCCTGCGAGCCGGCGCGTTTCTCGAATCGAACGTTCTGGAAATTGAAGCCACCATCAGCCCCTTGTAGAGGCGTGCCATCCAGGTAGACCGACCGCAGGCCATCCTTCAGCCCTGAAATCTCGCCCTCGCTGATGAGATCGATGATCTTTGCGAAGGCGATCGATTGCAGGCTGTCCGGAGTTTCCACCGGTGTGCGGGCGGAGCTAGCGCCCTTCTTGGCCCCCTGTAGGGACATTGCCCGTTCCTGTGCATCACCGCTCATTGTTGATCCTCTGCATAGATGCCGCCGCTGATGACGGCAGACCCTGTCCACGTATCGCCGTATGCCACCGGCGCCGGGTTGCCCTGTGCTTGGGTGTTAACCGGGCCGTTGAAGGCATAGCTGGGTCGATTTTCTGGACTTTCCTGAGTGCCCAATCCCTTCTGGGTCCGCGAGAGCATCTGCACCACGCCGCCGATAACCATCGCGATGCCAGCGTTGGTCAGGGGAACGCCTACCGCTCCGAATCCATACGCAGTAAGCACGACACCAGCGACCACCAGAACTGCACCGACGATCGTCTGCAGCACTCCACCACGCTTGGAGCCCTGCAACACCGGCGCGATTCGGATCGCGTCATCGCCCGGCGGATCGTGGAGTTGGTCCTCGCTTAGGTTGCGGCGGCCGTTGAAGACGGCGAACGTCAGACCTCGGTCCTTGGCGCCCATAAGGAACGCCTGGAAGCCTGGAAGCTGCACGGAGAGTGCGCGAATAGCTTCGGCAGGCGACGCTACTGCCAGTCGGAACTCTTTGCCAAACTTGGCCCGCAATACGCCGTACAGACGCACCACGCGCACCTTGGGCACTGCTTGCATGCTCATGCAACACCGCCGGCAGCGAGCTTGTGGCGCACGACGCGCACGGTGCGGTCAGCCCAGTAACCGCCGTAGGGCACCCGCGCGGACAGACGGTCAGCGAGGTGGTGCAGCATTTGCCCCTCGCCCAGGTAGACGCCAGCATGGTTCGGCACCGGCGCACGGATCTGCATCACGATCATGTCGCCGCGCTGCGGATCGTCCTGGATTTCGGAAAACCCCTCAGTCTGCAGGCGCTCCAGCGCGTACAGGTCGCCCCCCTTGTTCCACCAGTCATCTTCGCGCTCGTACTGCGACAGATCGATGCCCATCTCGCGCGCGTAGAAGTCACGCACCAGCGTGTAGCAGTCGAGCACACCATGGGCGAACTGGCGCCCGACCAGCGGCGCGACGTAGCCGCTCGGCTGGATGGTCTGCACCTCACCGCACTCCGGCACGCCGTCGATCTGGCCGACACTGATGATGTGCCAGGTCAGCCCGCTGGCTTCGCACATCGCCTTATCCGCATCCGAAGCATGCGCCGACACGTTGGGATGGCTGTGCACCAGCGCCACCACCTGCCCGGCATCCTCCGCAGCGGCATAGTCCTCGGCTGGCAGGATAAAATGCTCGCTGGGTGTGGTCGCCGCGTTGCGGCACTGCCGGTACTGCTCACCGGTTGGCGCGTGCACGATCAGGCCGCAGCACTCGCGGGGGTATTCGCCAGTGGCATGCGCCTGGATGGCCAGAAGCGTTGCGTGTTCCATGTGGTCGCCCATAAAAAGGCCCGCACATGGCGGGCCTTGGTGTGATGGATGAAAGCCGCGCTACGTGCGCAGCAGACCTGCTGCTGGGAATCCGCCGTAAGGCAGCGGGTTATTCGTGCCAAAGCGCAACTTGCAGGACCGGACCTTGCCGCCGCAGACATCCAGCGACGGATCGCTCACCGGGTTGTCGTTGATGTCGGCGACAGGCGGGCCGTTGTACCCGCAGTACGGGCCGCGGTATCCGCCGCGGATAATCCAGCTGCAGGTGTTGGCGATGATCTGGCGGCCGGGCAACTGCTCGCCGTTAAGGTCCGCTGCAGTGGCCAACTCGAACTCAACCACCTCATCGTCCTCGCTGACCTTGCGCTCGATAAACCAGATTTCGTCTGGGAAGTGCTCGTCCGGGTCGGCTGCAGGATTGCCGCCGGCGAAGTTCTCGGGATCCAGGTACTTGGTGAGGGTCTGTCGGCGGATGACGCGCGCGCCCACCAGATCGTCGAACAGCTGACACAGCGCGGTGATGGTGCCGTCGATGTTGCCGACGCGCAGCCGCGGGTTCGGCGGCTGGTCGCTGGTGCGCTCGAAGCCTGTCGCCTCGACCGGCCAGGGATCGTAGACCTGCTGCTGCCAGACGATCGGCGTGCTCTGCTGGTGCGGATGGAACAGCAGCGAATCGGCACCGAGAGACGTGGCGTCCAGCTCGAACAGCGTCACGCGCGCGCCCGGCTCCAGCGTCTGGATGTCGGCGAGAATGCTCATGCCGGCCAGCCAGCGGCCACGTCGTAGGCCTGCAGCTCCTCGATATTGCCGATTGCATCGATGGCTTCGTGATGGGCACGCTCAGCGGTGAAGCAAGCCTGCACGTGCGCACTGATCGCCGCTGCGATGCCCCGGATCTCGGCAAGGGTCAGCGTCACCCAGCCGCTGTTCGCCTTGAAGTCGACCTGCTCCACGGTGCCCAGGCCGGCCGCGGCAAGCACGCTGCTGATTCGATTCTGGTCTTCAGTTGTGCTGCCAACCTGCACGTCGCCTATGGACACACCGCCGGTCTCGCATTCCCAACGAAGTTGGGTAGCTCGCGCCTTAGCTGCCAGCTTCATACCTTCCAGCGTCGTAGGCGGACCGATCAGGTGCTCAGGGAACTCCAAGGAGAGCACCTCGCCTGCCTGCAGGTCCGATGCCTCGCTGATCGCGCGGAAGCCCGCGCCGTTGATTGCGTACATGCCAGTCACCTCTCAAACCGATAGCCGCGGCACCGGTGAAACGATCCATTGCCGGTTCCGTCAAACACGTAGGTGTAGCTGCGCGACGCGTCCAGCGGCAACTCTGGCTCCCCGGTGCCCGGGCCAACGACTGCAAGGTATCCAGACGGCGGCACCGGTCCCTCGCTATTGCTGAGCAATACGTAGGCGCCCGAGTTGCCATAGTTCAGGATGGACAGGAGCACAGAGACCGCAGTTACTGGTGTAGCGTTCGCAGCCGAGATCGTTGTCGCGGTGGTCGCCGAAACAGCGCTTGCGAGGATGAATGGAGCAGCATTGACCGAAGTCACCCAGAAGACCAATCCGGCTTCGGCGTGGTGAGTGAAGCGCTGCACGTCGGTCGCACCTACGCGGAAACTGAAGACGTATCGCCGAGAAGCATCGCCCGTCTTCGTGCGTGCGCGGCCGGCATACCGGGCGCTGGGTGCAGTCGTTGACGCCTCGATGGCGCCGGTCGCCGTCAGGTATAGGTGCGCGAAGGTGTTGGCTGGAACACCCGATATCGGAACAATGGTGTCGGCTGACAGAGCCACGATCCGCTGCACACTGGGTACGTAGGCTGCGCCAGGGAGCACCCGCAGGGCTGTGCCACTTACCCACTCGACACCAAGCCCAGTGCGGAAAGTGTTGAAGCTCTGGGCAAACAGCTCCAGTGTCATCTCATTGATTTTGGCGAAGGCAGTGAAGGCATCTTCGCCGATGCTGCCATCCGGGAAGATCGTGGTTTGATCGATTACTTGGCGTGCCATGTGGCCCTCTATGGCTGGAATTTCTGTTCAAAGGTGGCGCTGATGGAGAGCATCGCCCCGCCCTCACCGCGGTCGCTGTACCCGTCGCACTGGTAGAAGCCCTGCGCGCCGATTCTCGGCGTCCAGATGAATGAGCGACCGATATGCGTATCGAGAAACGCCGCGATTTGCTTCATCTGCTCTTCTGGCCCAGTGAATGTCAGCTGGTAGGACCGCGAGACCGGATTGATGCCCTCTGCGACCGACTGGCTGTAGCCGTCGCCGAAGGCCGCCCTCCTGACCGCGCCAGTCGCGGTGCCGCTGCTTTGTGAGGTGGGCTTCCATAAGAAGACGTCAGCCATCACCGCGCTCCTACAAGCAGGCCACCCGGCCGCATCTGTTGCACCAGCACCCGCTTCACCTCTGGCTCGATCAACTTCGCTAGCGCGCGCCCCATTGCGTTATCGTCCCCGGCGGTTGCCGAGGTGCTGCTACTGCCATCGCTCTGGACCACGGTGTTGATGCTCACGTTGAAGGTGGGAGTGGCTGAGCCGCCACCGTTGCCGGATGCCAGCCGATGCATCGGCACCACCGTGCCGTCGTTGCCAGGAATCAGGTAGCTGCGGCCGCGCCGGTCGTTGAAGATCTCCGGCCGGTCGAACTCGCCCACCTCGTACATCGACGAATTGGATACGTCGCCGCCACTCGCGCGGCCACCACCAAAGCTCGCCCAGCTGTTGCCGGTGAAGCTATCAACGTTGTTGCCGAAGTTGAGGTTGCTTCCAGCGCTCGCACTGGTGCCCGTCCAGGAGCCGGCGGCGCCACCTGCCAGGGAGCCGACGATCGAACCGACTGCGCCCACGATTGCCTGCCGAGCAGCGATGCGCGCCAAGTCGGCCAAGATCGACTTGGCGAGCGACGAGAACGACAGCTTGCCCGTCTGCACGAAGCGAACAAACGCATCCTCCGCCGCGCTCAGCCCGTTGGTGAGCGCTGACGCAGCGGTCTCTGATGCATTCGCGGCGGAGAATGCGTAGTCGTCCCATACCCGCCGCGCTCCGGTTCGCCAGTCACCCAGCATCGCAATACGTTGCTGCTGGTAGTTTCGCTCGATGTCCAGCGAGCGAGCCAAGCTGCTCTCCAGGTCCGACACGCTGCTCTGATACGCCTCAGCGCTCAGCGGATTGCGCCCACGCTGGTCCTTTTCCAGCTTCTCCCTTTCGCGCAGGTACTCCCGTTGGATGTCGAGCTGACGCTGCAGCATCTGCGTGGCATCTGCACCGCGCCCGATGCTCATCAGGTCGACATCCGACTGCTCCTGTCGCTGTTTTTCCAGCTGAGCAAGGCGTTCGGTCAGTGCCGCCTGCGCCACCAGGTTGCGCTGTGCCTGCTTCGCCTTCTCGGCCTGCACATCACTCGCCTGCAGCTGCGGGATCATCGCCTGCAGCAACTGTTTGCTCGCCGCCGTCATCGTGTTGGTCTTGTCGGCCAGCAGCTGACGCGCCTGGATCACCAGCCGGTCGCTGGCCGACACCTTGTCACCGCTGTCGGCCAGCTGTTCGTTGGCGGTGATCTGTCGCTGCACGTTGGCAATGAAGCTCTGCGCCGCGTTGTCGTCCGTATTGGCCTTGCCGACGCCTTCCCGCTGGTTGAACTGCTTGTCGACTTGCGCATTGGACTGCGCAATTAGGCGTTGCATCGATCCGTCGAAGTGGCGAGCATCGTCCTTTGGGATCTGGTTATAGAGCTCGACGATCTTCTTGATCGCCTCTTGCTTAGATGCGACTCGATCCAAGCCTGCCAATCGTGCGGTGAGCGCTTCGGATGCAGCATCCTCTGCCGCCTTGTTCTCCTTCAGCAGCTTGACGTAGTCCTCAATCCCTTCTTCGCCAGTGACGGTGATGCCGAAAACTGGGGTCGGCAGTCCGTTGCTGCCTCCAGCGGAAGCCAGTGCGCCCTTCGCCCAGTTGTTGACTCCAGACGCCCATCCATCTGGGAGCATGCTAGCAACGGCCCCGATCAGACCAGACGACTTGGAAAAGCCGCTACTGAAGTCGAGCCGCTCAGCGATCCCATGCTTCGCAATCACGCCATCGAGAAGAGTTGCATAGGTCTGCACCTCGCCCCATGCGCCTGACACTTCATTCTTCAGTTCTCGCCACCAGCGACTCATGGCAGGCATGTGGGTTTCGGCGGTATTAGCGACGTCCTTGAGATGTTGATCGAACAGGAGCAAGGCTTCGTCGACTGCTTGCTGCTCTTTCGCTTCGTCCTGCAACGTCATGATTCGGTCGATCTGTGCGCGAGTCAGAAACCTCTCGGCTTTGTCCAGGCGCGCGAGAGCGTCGACCGGATTATCGGCGATGCTTTCGAATGCAGCGACGGTCTGCTCGGCAGAACGACCCGTGGCGCTTTCCATGCGTGCCGCCGCCTCAGCCACCATGAGGAACTGTTTGCCTGTGAATTCGCTGGACCCAGCCACTGCGTTGAGCGCAGTTACGGCCTGTCCGCGGCTCACGCCAGCCAACTTGTCGATCTCCGCGACTAGTCCAGCGAATTGCGCGGCCGAAATGTCAGCGTTATGCCCACTTTGGACCATGGCCAACTGGAAGCTATACAGCTCTCCCTGTGCCTGCTGCCATGCGGCCCCCAGTGCGACCACAGCAGCTGCGGACACAGTGAGAGGGTTGATCATGCCGAGGATCGTTGTGCCGACCGCCCGCAGTGCCGGAATAGACCCACCGAACATGTCGAAGAGCTGGCCACCCTGCTGGATGACCACCTGCCAAGCCGGCTGCCCGCTAATCAGGCTGGTGGTGATGTCGGTGATCTGCGCCGGCACCATGCGCATGGCGTTGCTGGTCTGACGAGCAGACATGCCGTAGCCGTTCATCGCGTCTGCGCCGTCCGTCAGCGCCGAGCGTGAATCGAGCACGCTTTGGCGCATCGCATCGATCCGGCCCTGGTAGTGCGTGAAGCCAGACTCGTTGATCAGGCCACCTTCCTGCGCCTTCTCCAGCTTGTCCTCCATCTCGGCAAGGCGGTTCAACGCTGCGATGGTGGGATCGATCTGCGCCAGCAGCTGCTTGAGGTTGATCTCCTGTGCATGCGCCGCCTGTGCCGCCTCCCTGGCCTGGTTCGCCGCACGCGCTTCGGCTTCCTGCATCGCCTTCGCGCGCGCCGCCATGCGCTCCTGCTCCGTGCCCGCGTTTGCCATGGCCTGGGCCTGGACATCGATCCCAGCAGCAGCATCCCGCGCAGCCTCTGCCAACGCACGGTCGGAGACGTTGGCAGTGCGCTGAGCCTCTGCGTAGGCCATCGCCTGCCTCGCCACATCGCGGTAGCGTTCCTCCTGCTCGGCCAGCTCCTGCTCGAGCCTCGCTGATGCCGTCGCCGATGCGGCAGCGCTGGCCGCGGCGTCCTTGCCGGCGGCACTGTAGTCCTGCAACCCTGCCGAAGCCCCAGAGAGCTTGCCCTCCAGTGCGCCCAGGGCCGCCACAATCTCCGACTGCGCACGGTTCAGCGCCTGCAGCTCAATGATGACGCTACCGGTACCGGTGTTGATCCGGTCCAGGGCGCCACCCAGCCGATCGCCGAGCGAGCTAGCAGAACGCTCGATCGTGCGAGACATGGCCTGATAACCGCGTTCCAGGCGGTCGGCTGCTCCACTGGCCTTGTCGGCAGCCGCGGCGTTCTGGTCCAGCGCCTGAGTGCCTTCCACAAGCCCACTCGAATCCACCCGGTAACCGAGTTCGGCGATATCCATCAGTCAACTCCAGGTGTTGCCAGGTTCGGGCGGACGCTCGCGCGCCGCTGCTTGTTCTTCGCGCACGGCACGCAAATAGGCGTCGTCCATGGCCATGAGCATCTCTACCTCCTCCGGCAGGACGTCACGCAGCGTGAGCCGCTGCCATTCGCCGATGTCGGAGTAGGAGATCGCTTCTGGCCCGGACTTGCGCCGGCCGGAGATCAGCCAGAACCACTCCCAGACATGGACCGCCTCTTCAGGCATGTCGACGTCAGGGGTGGATTGTTCGAAGCGCGCATTGCGCTGCCTGCGCGTCTCGCCCTTCTCGTCCGGCATGTCGTACCGGACGGTGAGATAGGTGGCGTCAGAGATCCTCGCCGTCAGCGCTGCGAAAAAATTCCGCGCGGTTCCCCAGCTCCGCGTCGATCTGCTCGCCAATCCAGGGCAGCTCCTTCAGCACCTTTTGCAGCGCATCGTCGGTGAGCGGAGGCTTGGCGCCGTGGAAGGTGAGATCGCCCTTCCACTCCCACGCGCCGACGGACGCCACGAGCATGTCCATGCGGCCCTGCTCCATCTTCTCGGCGGTTAGCTTGCCTTTGCCCATCAGACGTTCGTTCAGCGCCTTGCGGCTGGCGGCGCGCACCTTCGGGTGGCTGTCGGGAAGCAGCGTGATGCGCAGGCCCACGGCTGCCTCGGTGGCGGGGTGCTTGATGTCGATGGCGCGCTCGGCGGCCACGATGGTGGTCAATTCGGTCATAGGTGATCCTTGGTGATAGATCCGGGACATGAAGCAGGGGAAGCCGGCCGGATCAGGTCCGGCTTGTCAGGCGGCCGCCCTATCCCCTGCTGTTCCGTTATGGGGTGACGGGCGCCGGCACTTCGATCGGCACCTGATTCAGGGCGAGCGAGTAGACGTGCAACACGAAGTCCTCGTTGCGGCCGCCCGGCGTGCGGGGACCGGTGACCAGGCCGCGCAGGTACTCGATTTCGCCGGAAGGGCGCTCGACCTTGAACGCGTAGGCGTCAGTGACAGTCGGCTGGCCAGCTGCGCGCATGGCGATCTGGCCGGGGTCCGCGAGGTCGCGCGCCATCTCGACCTCCGGGTCGCCGGCATTGGAGATGCCCTTGCCCTTCAGCGATACCGCGGTGTCCCACGTGTCGTAGGTGACGATGTTGGTGGTCAAGCCGCGCTCGCCGACGCTGCCGACCTTCTTCACCTGGACGTAGGTCAGCGCCTTGAACTGGGTTTCGGTGAGGTCGTTGTTCTGCGGCGTCGCGCAGATGTAGAGCTTGGAACCGCTGTTGGTTTGTGCCTCAGCCATTGCTGATATCTCCTCGCTTTGGGCATAAAAAAACCCGCCACGGGGCGGGGTTGGAAAAAAGAAGCCCGCTGTTCGGCGGGCTGTTTGCTTGGACTTACATTCTTAAGCTCGATGTGCTGTCGTCACTCAGCCCGAGGTCTTCTGGCGTCCTGTTGATCGATAGTGCCGACTGCTCAAGAACGTCTCTTTCGTAGTCCCTGGAGTCTGTGATCATCCTTTCCAACAGAGCAATATCTGCCCTGGTTTGTGCGTCGCCGCGCTCCTGTTCAAGCTGCCTGTTGAACTCAGCAATCTTGTCCCTGATCTTCTTGTTGAGACGTGCAGAGTCGACTGCGAGCTTTAGCCAGAAGATGGCATGCCTCACGCCGTCAGGCCGTGGCGCAGCTCGCGAGATCTGCGAGCGTTGAGAGTCGATTTCTGCCTGGATGCCGGCGACCATACCTCTCAATCCCGATGAGAGATCGTCTGGTAGGTCACCCAAGTCAATGCCTTTCAACTCAGCTTGCAAATCATCGATATCCATCATCTGTCATCTCGGCAGTATTCGAGCACCAAGCCTAGCACCGACCTCACCCGTCGAAACCGCGCCACATGATGGTCACCGGATGCATGTGCCGCTCCGGGTCTTGGATGATGGTTGAGGTCCAGGGCATGCGGTACACGCGCATGCCGGCGAAGGTAGTGCCCTTGGCGAAGGCGGCGATGATCTGATCGGTGATGCGCGTGCCGACCATGATCCCGCCGCCGGGGCGGTAGCACGCTGACAGCTGGCCGAAGCCCTGCAGCAGAGACGGGCCATCGTCGGCCATGCCGTAGTTCTGTGTTTCGTTCGGGAACCACTGCAGCTCCAGCCATGCGCCATCAGCCGGCGGTGTGAAGGCCAGGCCCGGGTAGGAGCACGGCAAGCCCTGCGCCGCGGCGAACGCACCGACCAGGCCTGCGAATGCGTCGTAAATCTCGGTGTTGCTCATGGGATGCGTGCCTTCACCTTCGCGGTGACCTCGTCGACGATGAAGTCCCAGTTCTGCGCGGCAGCGCGCATGAAGCCTTTGCCGGCCTGCTCGTACTGCCGGCCCAGGCTGTCCTTGCCACTGAAGCCGTGCTCCATGCGCAGCGCATAGGCTGCAGTCCAGCCCGCCCACACCGATTCGCCCAGCTGCAACGCGGCGAAGACCAGCGCGGGATCACCGCTTTCCGACGAAGCTGGCCCGTCCTTCGACGCCGCCACCGAGTTGCGCAGGAAGCCGGTGTCGACCGGCATGCGTCCGCCCCTGCCCTCCGGGGTGTTCGCCTGGTCCATCACCGCCTGCGCGGACTCGCGGAAGATGGCCTCCTGCCGCTGCTTCGCCTTCTCGGTGAAGGCCCGCACTTGGTCACCGAACTTGCTTGCCACGTAGCACCTCCGCCGTCATGTCGATCCGGTACTGCTTCGTGCAGCGACAGCCGACGATCTCTTCCGGTCCTGCACCGAGGCTCGTGTCGCCCGGGTAATTCATCAGTGCCCCGCTCGGCGACTGGAACGGCTCCCCGAACGCGCGCCGCTGCCCGTTCATAGCCTTGTGCGTGTGCCGCGTGCGCTTGTCGCCGGTGTCGGACCATGTGCCGGCCACGTTCTCCGGCGCCAGCGCGCCCGATTCGATCTGCTGGCGATACGCCTCCTCCCGGCCAGCGCTCATGCTGCCGATGGACTCGGTGCGGGCGATCATCTCGCCACGTAGCTGCAGCAGCCGGTCGGCATAGCGGCCAGCGATCTTGTCGATGTCTGCCTGCGATACCGGCTTGCCGGCGGCGATGGCGCGCTTGACGATCCCGTCCAGGCGCTTGTCGCGGCGCTTCCGACCGAAGTACTTCGCCATTTCCCTTGGGTCACCGCTGGCCAGCTCGCCGCGCATGCTCTGCACAAACTGGCCCTGCTGCGCTGTCAGCCCCAGCACGCCACCGGTGCGCCGGCCTGTGTCACCGACGCGTCCCACGATGTCCAGAGCGCTCTGTCGTGGATTGCGGCCGGCGACCATCCCACTCTCCAGCACGTTGCGGATCAGCGTGCGCTGGTCGTTGACGATGCCGGTAATGAGGTTGCTGGACTTATCGCGCAGCCATGCTTCGGCGGTCGCATTGCGCAGGTCGAACGTTGGGCGCAGCGCGGGCGACTGCACCGCCGTCCGTGGTCGGTAGTTGCCGGTGATGATCGGATCCAGGGACACGCGCAGCTTCGGTATCTCCATCACGCCCTGCTGCCCACCGGCGCCGTACGCACTGCGCAGCGCCTCGGCCAGATCGGCGAACCGCGGCTCGTCCAGCCCCATGACCGTGAGCACGTCGTCGATGCGCCCGGCCTGCAGCAGGTCCGCGATGAGCTGCACGCCTGCCTGATTGGTCACCTCGGAAATCGCCCTGAGGAATGCGCGCGCGATGGCCGGCTCCAGCTTCGCCGCCAGCTGTTCGAGTTGGCGGGAAGTCGTGGCGGCCATCAGCGTCTCGCATGGAATTCGTAGAGCAGCACCTGCCCACCAGGGGACAGCGGCTGCAGGTCAATAAAGGTAAACAGATCGTTACCCAGCACAATGCGGTCGCTCAGGGTGGGCACGGTATCGATCGCGGTGCTGATCAATCCCAGCTTGTCGCCCTTGAGCACCAGGGTGGCATCCCGATTGATGAGGCTGTATTCCAGCTCCACCACCTTGCAGTCGTGCCGAGTGGCTGGGCCCGGCTGCGGGTTGTGCGGCGGTCCTGTCGGGGCGCCTGCGCGCTGGAGTTGCGCCGCATAGCCAAACTCTTCGATCAGCTCCTCCGCTACAGCCTGCATCTCGTCGTAGAACTGGCTCATACGACCATCACCGCAGGGCCCGTGTATGGGGTTCGCAGCAGCGGCCCGAGGATCTCATCGATCGCCGTGACCACTGGACGATTCGGCACGCCGCCATCGGCGCCCTTCTCGCTATACGCCACCTCGATGGGGCCGACCTTCTTCCGGATCGCCTGAGCGCTCGCGACGAAATCGGGGGACAGGCTCCCCGGCCTGGCCAGCTCCCGCAGTGCAGCTTCATACGTTGCCCGCTCCACCTCGCCCGGGATCTCCTCCGGCCCGATGGAGGCGCCTGCGTTGTCGGTGGCACCGGTGCGGGGCCACTCGTTGGGCTGGCCCCGCCCTGCGGTACGCACGCCAGGGAACAGGGACTGCCACCGGCCCGACGCGAGCAGCACCCGGTACCGGCCGTCGATGTAGTCGGTGCCGCGCACCAGGGCTGCCGTGCGTGCCGCCTCGCTGCCTGCGGCCCAAGCGGTATTCCCCCGAGCCAGGTGATAGTCGTCTGCTCCTGCCAGCGTGCCGTACATGCTCAGCTCCCGGTATTCGACTTCTCGGCGTCGTCCAGCGCGGCCTGCAGCTTGTCCACGCCCCAGCGCTTGTCGTGCTTGATGCCGCCGGCTTCCAACTTGGCGATCAGGTCGACCTTCCGCTGGTCGGCTGCGGTCTGCGCATCGATCACCGCCTGGGCAGCTGCCGCGGCTTCGGCCTTCAGCGCGTCGAGCGATGCGCTGATGCGTGCCTCGCGATCGACTTCGCCCAGCGAATTCCAGTCCTCCAGGGACAGGGCCGAGGCCTTGAAGGCGTGCTGCACCACGTCGTCGCGGGTGACGCTGTCGCCGCCCTCGATCAGCAGGATGCTTTCGGGCAGGTTGAACGTACCCAGCAGGAACGGGGCGGTATCGTCCTCCGACTCGCTCAGGATGTTGGCGGCGAGCCACGCCTGCACGACGGCGTTCTTCTTGATGGCCTGCCAGTTCGGCACGGTGGCCGGCGAGCCGGGGATGATCTCGGTGCCATCCGGCAAGGCAAGCGCCGTCTTGTGGTTGTTGCTGATCTTCATTGCATGCTCCGGTGTGGCCCCGCCGATGACGCGCGGGGCCGTGGTGGATCAGATGCCGTCGACGTAGACGACCTGCTTGGGAAGGCGCACGTCCAGGCCGCCCAGGCGCATCACGCCCGGTACGTCCCAGCGCAGCGGGCCGCTCTGGTACACCGGCAGGAAGCGATGCGGCATCGGCATGTGCAGCTTCAGCACGTTCGCGTCGTAGCGGTACGCGACCATGCGCGCGACATTGCCGACACCGGCGTTATCCAAGCCGCGCAGGCCGCGCACGTCCAGCGGCTGCCGCGTGGTTGCCGTGTAGACGTTGTTGGCCAGGAAGTACTGCAGCACCGTGAGGTCGCTGTACTCGCTCATCTTCTTGGTGGAGATGAGCATGTACTTCGACCACGGCAGCAGCAGGCGATCGGCGATCGCGGTGGTGTTGGTGCCATTGAAGACGTTGATCAGCGCCGCGTTCATGTCACCGACGATCTCGTCGGACGTGGCGGTACCGGGCACCTGCAGGGTGCCCCATGCCCCGGTGGGAGCCGCAACCGGGGTCACGCCGGCGGCGTTGAACAGGCCGCTGAAACCCTTGTTGGCGTCGCCGAGCAGCGCGACCCGGTCGACCATCTCCTCCGAGGCACGGCGCGCGGCGGCGGCGTCCTCGTTGGACAGGTTGATGCCGAGCAGCTGCGCGCGGCCGACCTCTTCCCAGCCATAGCCGTAGCCGATACCGGCAGTCTGCACGCCGGTCTGGAACTGCGAGCGGTTGGTGCCGGCCTTCGGGATGTCGTCGGCATTGCCGTTGATCCAGTCTGCCTTGCCGTACTGGTCCTGCGAGTAGTAGGTGACCGACGTGGCGAACTCGCTGCCGGAGGTGTCGACCGGGATCAGGTCGCGGTACTGGATGTCCGGATAGACGGTCCGGTAGACGCCGGGCTCGATGATCGTGGTCTGCGAGACCACGAAGCCCATGACTACCTGGGCGTCGAAAAGTGGATGTGCACGCATGTGGCTTGGCTCCTTAGCCGAGACGGACGACGGCCAACTGGCCCGCCGCGGTGGTGCTGGTGTCCCAGCGGGCGCCGGTGATGGCGGTGTTGTTGGTGGCGACGTTGGTGAACGCGCCAGCTGCGGTGAGATACACCGGGTCGCCAGCAACGACAGCGACGGAAGCGGTCACCCAGATGTCGCCCTTGGTAATGACTCGCGCCGATGCACGCTGCGGGAACAGATCCAGGCCAGTGGCCGAGCGGTCCAGCAGCGTGATGCCGACGAACTTCAGGTTGGCGCCGCCGAAGGTGACAACACCCTTCTCTGCCGCGCCCTGTGCCACGGCCAGGCCGAATGCGAGGCCGGCGACGTCCTCGACGGTGCGGGAGATGACCGTGGACGGGATCATCGTGGCCTGCATGCCGCGCACGGCTGCAGGCTGGATGTCCGGATAGTTGGTTTGCAGTGCCATGGCTTAGGCCCCCTGGTTCTTGGTGCGGTAATCGAGGCCGGCGACGGCCGCGGCATAGCCGTTGTCCTGGACGACGGTGCGGTGTGCTGCGCCATCGCTCAATGTGCGCGCAACCGGATCGAACGCCTTGACGCCATCGGCGAGGATGTCGAAGCGCGCCTCGATGTAGGCGTCGCCCTTGCCGGCGATGGCGGCGTCGCCGAGCTTGCCGATGACGGCCGCCTTGCGAACGTCCGCATCGCTCTTGCCGCGATAGTCGGCGTCGTGGATCGCCTTGGCCGTGGCCAACAGGTCGCCACGCGCCTGCACGCGCGCATCCAGGGCAGCGGCATCCAGCACCTTGCTCGTCAGGTCGTCGATCGCGGCGTCGCGCTTGGCGATCTCCGCATCCTTCAGCGCGAGGGCTGCGGTGTGGTCGGTTGCCTGGCGCGCGGCAACTGCGTTGGAGTCGGAGAGCTGACGCTGCAGCTTGTCGATGGCGATGGCGCTGGCGTCGGTGCACTCGACCGGCAGCCCATCGACCATGACGGTCCTGGTCTTGATGTCAGGCATTGAAGTGTTCCTCTGAGAGTTGTCGTCGCCGATACGAAGGTGTTCACCGCCACGCGCCCGGTCGACCAGCGCGAGATGGTTGTTGCGGATGTTTCGTTGCACGGCGTCGTACGGCTCGTCTTCGGGTGTCACTCCGTCCTCGAAAACGATCTCGGCGGTGTAGCCCTGGGAGAGCTCGACCTTGCCGGCCTCCCAGTCGGCAATGGCCGCCTTGTCCATGAGCACCAGCGGCACGCGCACGAACTTGTCGTCGTGTCGCACCTCGTCGCCGGTCTGGCCGACTGCGTATTGCTTCCAGTTGCTGGCATCGACCATCACCGGCGGGTGGTCGTTGGTCATCGGCCGGTGCGCGAAGCTGCGCAGCGTGGCGTCAGAGAAGACCTCCTCCGGCGGCCGGTACAGCCGCACGATGGGCATCTCCGGCTTGCCGACCTCCGACCCCAGGTAGTTCTGGATGCCGGTGCGCGCCACCTTTGCGTCGGCCACGAGGTAGCCGTCCGCGGTGCGGCGTGGCGCCGTCACCGAGACTCGATCTTTCAGAAACATGGTTCAGTCCTCGCGGAGCTCGTCGAAGATTTCCGGGCCCAGCACGATGCGGCCGCGGTAAGGCTCAACCTTCGACAGGTCGATGGGCGCCTTGGTCAGGCTGATGTGCGGGGTGTAGTCCGGGAAGTCGTGCGAGGCGCCTGCCCGGACGATCTCCTCATGGCGCCAAGCGAGCTGCGTGGACGCGAACAGGATCACCGCCGACATACCGCCCAATGGCTCGATGGCACGCGGGCCACCGCGCGGAATGATCAGCTCACCGCTGCTATCGCTGCTCCACTCACTCGCGTTGCCCGCCTTGATCCAGTCGAAACGCTGGCGCGAATAGGCCACCGTCACGTGCAGGTCGTCGGCGACGTCCGTGATGCCCTGCTCCCGTGCCCAGGCTTCGATCTCCGCCGCGTTGAGCACGTCCCGGCGCACATACAGTGAGCGAGGCTCCGCGTCGGTCAGTTGGCCGCCCTGGTTGCGCTGCGTCGCAGCCAGAGCGGCGGCTGCGCGCTCGTCCTCGTCCTGATCCTCCTGCCAGTCCGGGTTCGCCTTGGTGAAGTCGTCCATCGCCGATTCCAGGCCAGGCGCCACGCCCGCCTCGGTCAGCATGTTCACCGCCACCTCGGCCAGCACCTCGTCGGGAATGAGCTTGGTGTCGGCGAGGGTCTTGATCGTGTCGGCCGTGGTCTTGCCGTTGGTGGCGCGCTCGGTGTCGCTGGTCTGCCACAGGCTGCGCCAGGTGTAGAACACGTCCTTCGGTCGGCTGCCGAGTGCCGAGTAGATCAGGCACTCATCCAGCACCGACATGGCCGGCGTGTAGATCAGCTCCTGACCAGACTTGATGCGGTCGTAGTAGTTCCGGATGTCATTGTCGCCCGTGGCATTCAAGCCGGCTGGCGCCTGGCTCATCAGGCGGGTCATGGGGATGTCAGCTGCGCCCGACACCTGCTGCAGGAACGCGAGCATCACGTCGACCAATCCGCCGAAGGACGCCGACTTCTGCGTGTACGTCTCCTCCCCATCCAGCACCAGCATGCCGTTGATGCCCTTGGCCATCGCTGCGAGCTGAAGCCGCTGGAGCAGCTGCGCCTCATACGCTGGATCTGCCAGCTGCGACATGAGGTTCGGGATGTTCAGCACATCGACCTTCGCCTCGAATACCAGGCTGGCGATGTTGGCGCTCGTACCGTCCGCCTGCTTTACCGCGTCGCTGATCGCCATCAGGACCGAGTCGCCCCAGCCGTCACCATGATCGATATCCGGATCTGGCCGATGGGCACCGTGCAGGATGACCAGCCGCGAGGGATGAATCTCGACCTGGCCGGCGCGGGCTGAGGTAAGCGTGTAGAACGCAGGACGGCCGAACGTTGGCGACTCAGCGCCGCGATCCAGCTCGCCTGCGGTCAAGATGCGCTTGGGCAGCACGTTGAGGTGCTTGATGCCCTGCTTCGTCACACGCGCCGGATCCAACGGCTTGCTGGGATCTGCGTCGCCGGTGCCGATGTAGATCGCAGCGCCACCGAACAGCCGCGCCTTGGTGTGCGCTTCCAGCAGCTTCACCTGCAGGCCAAGGCGCTTCTCCTCCGCCTCGAGGTCGCTGATCTGAGTCTGATCGGCATTCCACGTCCGCCAGTTGCGGCAGCCGTCGAGCGCAGGGATGTCGATGATCTTGCGAGCGAGCCACGTGCCTCGGTAGGCGTTGCTGGCATCCAAATCACTCAGCGGCGCGAGCGCGTAGTGGCTGTGCACCGCCTTGTCGCGCCCAGTGCCAAGGTTGGCCACGAGATTGACCAGCCCGTCCTTCAATTGTGCGAGCTTGCCCATCAGAGTGCGTTTCCAAGGTTGTAGGTGCTGCCGGTGACCAGCTCAGCAAATGCGCCGGAGAGCGCGTCCACCTGGTCGTCGTGTTTGGCGTTGGGGAACTCGGCGATCTCTTCGAGGAAGGCGGCCACCCACGGGCCATTCACCAGCTTGATGTTTCCGGCCTCGGCCTGTGCTTCCACCGGCGTTGCGCGGACCTCCTTCGATCCGGATTCGAGCGCTGCCTTGACGTCCCAGCCGGCCAGCAGCTTGATCTGGTGCGCGGCATTGGACTTGCCGGCGGCTCCGGGATCCTGCGGGATGCGCACCTTGATCGTCCTACCGTCCTGCCGGGCTGTGTTCGTCAGCATCCGCTCCACGCCGGCGGGCGACACCTGGTCACGGACGACATCGAGCACGTAGTAGATGCCGGCGACCTCCCCCAGCAGCAGGCCGACCGTGTAGTCCGGGTCGCTGCTGGTCTTCTCCTTCGGATCGGTCGCCGCAAAGTCCCAGCGCCGAACCTTGCGCGCCGCCGAGATAGCCGGCGCTGCTTCTACAACCTCGAACCATTCCCGCTTGAACGTGCCGCCATCGCGCGGCGTCGGCCGCTGCTGATACTGGCCGGCGTAGGCGTAGCTGCCTTTCGCGCGCTTCAGTCGATCGACCTCGGCGCGCGGGAAGCGCTCCGGAAACAGCAGCTCGCCCTCCTGCGTGCGCGGATCCTCGAAGAACAGCTCGCCGTCGATGTAGGTGCGGCACGGCCCGCCCGTCTTCTTCCCATCCTTGTCTGTGCGCTCCTCCTCGAACTCCATCGGGAGGTTGAGGTGGACGAATCCCAGATCCAGCTCCATCGCCACCGCGGCAATGTCCCGCTGGTGCAGGCGCTGCATGATGATGACCATGGCCGACGACGTGATGTCGTTGAGGCGGTCGGTGATGCCCTCGCGGAAAATGCGGACTGCGGTCTTGCGCTCGGCGTCGCTCTCAGCGGTTTCAGTCGAGTGCGGATCGTCGACCTTGACCCGGTCGCCGCGGCCGCCGGTCATCGAGCTGAAGGGGCGAGCCTCGCTGAAGCCGTTGCCGGTGTTCTCGAACTTGCCCTTGGCGTTCTGGTCGCCGCGCAGCTTCATCGGCCAGGCGGCCTGGTACTGAGCGCTGTCGATGAGGCGCCGCAGCTTGAGGTTGTCGCGCAGGACGTTCGGCTGGCTGTAGGAGGTGGCCAGCGTCTGCAGGTCAGGGCGACCGCACGGCCCCCACTCCCACGCCGTCCAGAACACCAGCACCAGCGACTTCATCATGCCCGGCGGCACGGTGATCAGCAGGAACTGGATGCGCCCTTCGGTAACTGCCTCGAGGTGCTGGCACATCGCCCGCAGCGCCCAACCGATCTTGAGCGGCCTGGTCGGCTCCAGCACTCGCCAGTGCTCGCGAATGAAGCCCTCAAGCGACTGCGAGCGCGCCCTAATGCCTTCGACGTCCTCGGCAATACGCTGACGCTCGCGGTCAGCTGCTCGCCTCGCCTTCTCCGCTCGGATCTCCGCCAGCGTCGGCAAGCGGACCGAGGATCTTTTCAAGGCGGTCGAGTTCATCGTCAGTGATCTTGCTCAGGTCGTAGGTGCCGATCGCCCCGGTGTGGTGCCGCTTCTCGACCAACAGCCCGGCGAGCTTGCCCTTGCCCATGGTCGCGGTGACTGCGGCGCTCGGCTGCTTCTCCTTCAGCGCCATGCGGCGCGCCTGCTCGAGCTCAGCCATCAGGCTGTCGACGGTCACCTCGGCCTTGGCGGCCACGCGCTTCTGCCCCGCCCGGACGGCTGCGGCAATGGCGGGGACAGTCAATAGGCGCGAGCCCTGCTGCTTGGCTGTCTTCTCGCTGTAGCCAGTGCGGATTGCCGCCTGCGCAGCGTTCTGATCTTTCAGATACTCAGCAACGAACCGCTGCTGTCTGGGTGACAAAGCGTTTTTCGCGCGCGTCGAGCGAAAGCCAGCGGACTCGCGCCCACTTGAAGTACGTGGTGAGCTCATGAGAACACTTCAAGAAATGGTGAGCCATGCCGATAACCGGCCATGGATATACCTCTGAAATACCGTGCTTGGTTCATAGCATTTGGCCTGCTGTTTAGCGTGCCAACCTCTTACCTTGGATACCTGTGGCAGACAGGCAAACATGCAAAGCAGCAGGTCAATTGCATAGAAGACATCTACACCGCGGACTATTCCTCAATGGAAACCATAGAGCTGGCAAACGCCAATTTCATGGCCTGCCAGAAGGCTGTGGACCCCAACAAGGGAACAGTCCCGTTCCTACGCGATGAGTTGAAGCGCGCCGGCCACTGATCACCTGCAGCTGCAATCACTTCACAGCGGGTGAGGATTGGACGGCTCCGTATCGATCAATGGCTTCGTCGCGCTCGGATTGCGCGAGCTCGCAGGCTCGTACAACTCGCGCCGCACTTGCCCCGCGTAGTCGGTCTTGTTCAGCAGCTTCTGCGGCAGCGGCGGCACTGCCGGACAGACGGTCGGTTTCACAACCTGCCCACATCCGCCGAACCCGGCCAAGCTCGGAGTCACGGCCAGCAACAGCAGCCGCAATGCGCGCGTCGTAGTCAGCATCGATCTTATCCTCTCGGGTAGTGGCTTGGTCACTGGCTTGCTGCACTGCTCCGGCCTGTTGGTGTTCAGTGGCCCGGGCGGCCTGCTCACCGGCTAGGGCGCCCAGCGCTGCGCCCGCCTTCTGCTCGCTGGTGGCCGCCTCGGCCTTATCACCGCGCCAGGCCCAGCCGGCGCCGACCATGGCGGCCGACCACACGAGCGCGGCGATGATGGCGATCGCTGTGCGGTTCACGCTGCTGCCTGCTTGCGCCGATCAAAGACGACATCGCCGTACAACGCGCCCCAGCGGGTGTAGACCCAAAGGCGATAACCCGTGGTGGGCCGGTGCACCTCAAGGCGGAGAAGCGACAAGCTCAGCAACCGCCACCAAGGCCAGGTCTGCGGGCCGTGCTGCACTGGCACTCCGTCGCGCCAGTGCGAAGTTGAGCCATTCACCCGAATGCGCATGTTCAAATCCTCGTGTTGGTGTAGGTGATCCAGATCAAGGCCAGCGCGGCCAGCAGCAGGCCGCACAAGGTGGCGATCAGCCAACCGGGTGGATCGCGTTGAGGCGGCAAGCCGCGGTCCCAGTGGTCGGCCATGTATCAACCGCCGGCCTGACGGCGGGAAATGTTGAAGAAGTAGCCGACGACTCCGCCGAGCGCGGTATTGAGACCGCCCAGCAGCAGCGCGAAGGCGTCCCGGTTGGACTGCGGGATGGAGATGCCAACCAGGGCCGCCATTGCCATTCCGTAGAGGAACAGGATCAGGATCGCGATACCGATCCGGCCCGCGCCTGCGTTTCGGGTGGCGAAGGTCATCGCACACCAGCCAGGCTATGGATCTCCTCGAGCGCCCAGTGATAGAGGGGCTGATCGACTACGGTCACGCGCGTGATGCGCTTGCCATTGATGTCCCGCACGCTCACGTGCGTCGACTGCTGCACGGCCAGCAGAACGAAGCCGATGCGCTTGCGCAGCGGATCCGGCTCCTGAAGCACCGCAATGGCGTCGCCGACCATCTCTCGAATCGTGCCCAGCAGCTCGGCGGTGGGCCGCTTGGTGCGGTTGTCCAGCACCGACAGCACGCCCTGCAGCTGATTTATTGCCGGAACGACCGGCTTCGCTTTGGACGGCATCAGCTTTGCACCAGCTTTCCGCCGGCGCGCGTGTACGCCGCCAGCAGGTTGTCCAGCTTGTGCTCATGCTGGCCGTATCCGGCGCCCGGCAGGCTGGCCCAGATGTTGGACACGCGCTCGATCGCCTCGCGAATATTGCCGGCCTGGATCAGCGGCAGCGCCTTGCGCTCACGGATCTGCTGCAGCGCGATTTTGTCCTGGCTCAGTGGCGAGAAGTCCGGCAGCCGAAGCGACTTGCTGTATGCGTCGTAGTAGCGGCGCAGCAGCTGGTACCTGCCGGCGGCAGTGGACGAGATGCGGAGCTTGGGCAAGGGCACCAGCACACGTGGGTGGTCTGCGTAGCCCTGGAACAGGCCGCCCCCTACCAGAACGTCATAGCCACGGTCCTTTGTCGGCTGCCGACCGTTGTCGGTGCCCTCCGACCACGCGAGCATGTCCAAAAAGGCCACGACATTGCGGCCACCAGCTTGTTCGGGCGTGATGACCGCCATCGCTGTCTCCAAAGAAAAGCCCCTTCAAAACGGAGCCGCGCGCCTGCTAGCGCAACAATTGAATAAAATCCACGCCTGAGTCCGATTGCCGAGTGGACCTACGAGCATTTGTTTATAAGCCCGGGCAAAAGTATCTTTGGCAGAATTCGACTAAAGAAGAAATTTCAATGGCAAAACACTATCCACCGAAGTTTAGAGAAAGGAGCTTCCACTGCGCCCGCTGCACCGTCTATGCGCTGCAAAAGTTCACTCGCCTTCCGCACGACATACATACGGGGGATTTAACTCGGGTCTGGACATCGAAATGCGCCCACTGCGGTGATTACTCCTATTGGTGGCAACAAGACACCGCCAATGGATACTTGCTTATGCCTCAGGAAACGACTGCCCCTCCTGCCAACGAAAGCACTCCAGAAGCGGTACGCGCCGTCTACGACGAAGCTGTCGCGATTTTCGATCGATCCCCTCGCGGCGCTGCTGCTTTGCTTAGGCTGGCAGTGCAATTGCTAATGGTCGATCTAGGCCAACCCGGCAAGCACATCGAAAGTGATATCAAAGCGCTAGTTAAGGAAGGACTCCCCGTGCTTGTTCAGCAGGCACTAGATTACTGCCGCGTCGTTGGAAACAACTCAGTACATCCGGGCACAATCAATTTGGACGATGCGCCTGAGATGGCTATGACGATGTTCGAGATGATTAATTTCATCGTCCAAGATCGAATTGCCGCTCCAGCTCAGCTGCAAGCCATGTACGAATTACTCCCAGAAGGTGCGCGGGACGCGATTGCGAAACGAGATGGCAAGGCTGCCCTGGTAGAAAAAAAGGCGCCCGCCCCGCTGCCGGCTAGGCACGAGGGTTGATCCGGTCTGGGATGCGGGCATTGAAAAACGGTGAGCACCGCCGCGGTGGTCCTGTCCCTTCAGCAGGTCCGCTGCGCCGCGCTGGTCCCGCCCAGCTGGGCAGATCGCGGCAGTGATCTCCGATAGGTACCGACCGCCACCGGCGGATGGGTGGGCGGCGTCATATCGCCGGCCCGTGCGCGATCCCGGCGCGCAGCGCCTCGCTTCTCGACGAGGACCTGGCACGCCGGCAGCGGTCGGTATTTGGACCCCAGAAACGCGAAAACCCGGCGCTGGGCCGGGTTTCAGAGGGAACTTTTGACAGTTGCAGAATTAGGTCATTTGAGTGTGCAACATGTCAAGCCCCTTAACGCACTGCGTAGTGCGCTCTGTGAGCGTCGCTTTCAGCGCGGGCGGCTTCACCAACCGCCTTGAGAACTTGACTGTATAGCTGGGCCAATTCTTGTCCATTCCAAACCGTTGTACGGTTCGCGATGGCCGCGACCACGATATCGCGTGCAATTTCCTCGCTGCTGGCTGACATTTTCTTATCTCGCAATTACGCGGCGATCCTGCCGCCCATGAAGTCTATCCCGCGCTGCAGCTCCCGTCGGTACTGCCATACCGAAAAAGTGCCGCCGTACTGCTCTGCCACCATCCGCGCCTTGACGGCCTGGCTCGCCGCCACGGTGAACTCGGTGCGCACCACCATCACACGCAGCGGGAACTGCCTGCTCATTGACGCTAGCGCCCGGTCGATCCAACGAAGGTCGTCGGGGATACCGATATCGATGGCGACCTCCGGATTGTCGTGCGGCCGATCGGCGTCGTTTCGCGCGCGGATCGGGTCGACGGCCCATGCAGGGATCTCGCCCAGCCCTTTCAGTCCAGCCTGCTCTGCCATGAAGCGTCGGCGCTGGCGCCCGTCCCGCTCGACCAGCTCGCAGAACGCCTGCTCCACGGTCTTCGGCGCGTAATCCTTGGCGTTCTCCAACACATGCCGACTGCGGTCGGCGCGGCTGAGGGTATACCGGTTTGCGTGGGCATATCCCCAGCGGCGCAGCTCATTAAGCAGCGGATCCTCATTACGCCGCATGGCGAAATTCCTCCAACGTTTCATCATCCAGCCGGAACTGCGGCAGCCTGCCGTCGTCCTGGCACATCCCCATCTGCCGGCCCTCGTTGCCCTTGCAGTGGACGATCCCCAGCGTCCGATCCCGGCAGCTGCAGAAGGCGCATAGCCCGCGCTTGCGAACTGCTGCGGCGTATCGCTTCCGCAGCAGTTTTTCGTAATACGCCTCCGGCCGGCTCAGGTTGGTCGGGTTGAGCGTCATGCAGCGAGGGCTCCCGGCTGTTGCTTCTGCTCATGCCACAGCGCCAGCAGCAGCGCCTCGGCGCGGCCGTCGTCCTTCTTGCGCTGCAGCTGCGACGCGGCGGACGGAAACCGGCGGATCGCCAGCTGCCGCGAAGCGTCCTTGTCCTGACCGATCAGCCCAAAATGGCGCTTCCAGCTCTGCGGCTCGGCCAGACTGAAGGGGATGCCCATCACCTCGAGCACCGCCTTCGCCTTGGCGTAGCTCTCGCCAAAGTTCATCGACGACTGCGCGCCGGCCTGCCTGCCATCCTTCGGCGGCATCGCGCGCACCCGCTCCACGCAGCCGGCGAAAACGGCGCCGGGATGCTGGCTGCGGATCTCGCGGATGAAGACCGCAATCGCACGCGCATCCACTTCCTGCTTCTTGCCGACCGTCATCGTCGGCATGTCGAGGATCGGGCCGGCCTCACCATCGAGCAGCGCGGCCACGGCGCCGGACATGCCGGGGTCAATTCCGAACACCACGCGCAACGTCATCGTGCACCTGCCTTCAGCGCATAGGCCTGCTGCGCCCGCTCGCGTGTACTGGCGATCGCCTTCTTCTTGCCGGCGGCGACGCGCCGCTCCACCTCGGCAATCGTCTCGGCGCCGTCGCGGATTGCGTCCAGGCAGCGCGCATAAGCCGGATAGGCTCGCGAGAACTCGGCGGCGCTGGCAAAAACCTTGCCCTCGAACCGGATCGGCCTAGTCGTCATGCCGCCTTCCTCCGCTCTGCATCGGCTTCGTCCCAGCCCTCGCGCCACGCCTCGCGGAGCAGCGCACCCTCTTCGCCCATGGCGTACTTCGGTGAGTCGTCGCGCTTCTTGCTGGCCTGACGTGCGCGGTAGCCGGCGAGCCGGGCGTTCTCGTATTGCTGCTGATTCATGCTGCCCTCGTGATGTTGAGTAGTTGGTCCTGGTAGTCCTGCCACGCTTCAGTGCCGCGGCCGCCCAGGACATCGAACGTCCAGGCGCGGAACTCGCGGGCGTGGTGCTTGAAACTGGGACCGAAGACCTCGCGCATGCGGTCGCGGGTCATGCCGGGCATCTGGTCGCCGTCGTGGTGCCAGGCGCCGAGCGCGACGACTGCGTGCTGGCCGATCTGCTTCTGGCCGTGCAGGTCGCCGAGGTTGCGGTGGTGAATCTGGGTGTGGCCGCACAGGATGGCGCGCTGCAGGCCGGCGGCGATGCGCCAGCGGCAGACGACGCAGCCGAGTGCGCGTGCGGCATCCTGGTAGGCCTGCTCTGCCCTGTTGGCGGTTCTGATGGCGCGGCGCATCAGCTTTGAACCCTTGCGCTTGCCTGCCTGCCAGCCGCGCGGCACGATGCAGATCCAAGCCTAAAAGGACTGCCATGGCCGACCCAACCTACTGCCCCTGGATCCTCGGCGCACCGTGCATGAAGCCGGAGGTGTGGGCGGCATGGTGGCAAGCAGCGGGCTCGGTCCTGGCCATATTCGTGGCGGTTTGGATCCCTGCAAGCATCGCCAAGAAGGAGCGGCGTCGGATCGAAAGAGAGAACGCCTACCGTGCCAGCAGTCTGGCGTTCGTCTTGGAACCAGCGTTGGAAAATCTCCGAGGAACTCTTTCCCAAGCGGCAGGGCAGTGGCAAGAGTCGCCTGTCAGGTTCGTCCAAGGTGAAGGAGTGGCCTTGGTTCTTCCTGACGCACTGACCGAGCGTCTCGTCGACCTTCACATTCTGGGCGAGGCCGCACGACCAATTCACATCGCCATAGTCGCCACAAACAGGCTTATCGACGCTGTAAACACGCAAGATGCCCATTGGCGGTACGGCGGGGAGTATGTCGACGAGCACGGCAAGGCGTACCCGATTCCAGAGCCCGTCCCAAGCGTTGAAGAGCATCTCGATGCAGCGAGAGATGCGGCGGCACGTGCTATTTCCAAGCTTCGGGAAGTCCATGGTGTCTGAGGGGGCGGCCATCAGGCGGCCCTCCTTTGCTCACCCGCCATCAGCAGATACTCGGCGCGCAGCATGTCCGTCAGTCCAGGCAGGTACCGCTTGTCGATGTGATCGCAGATGCCGCGGAAGAACTCTCCGAATTCACCCTCGTCCATCTCGTCGAATGCGATGGAGCGCGGCTGCGCGACAGACGCCTTGCCCAGCGGCCCCAGGTCGATCTCGAACGGCTCGCAGAACACGCCCGCCTCTGTCTGCACACGCTTGATCGCGTCATGCGCGGTCAGCGTCTCAAAGCCCTCGATGCCGTCCACCAGCAGATGCCCGAGCGCATGCACCATGCGATGGAATGCCGGGTTACGCGGCTGCTTCAACTCCGCGCGGATCTCGCGGCCGACGTTGAAGCGGCGCTCACGCAGCAGCCGGCTATCGATCTGGTTGGCCGGCACCAGCGCGCCGACCAGCTCACCGGTATCGGGGTCGATCAGCTTGCGCACCACCAGGTAGATCGGGCGCGCAGCGCGTTTGGCCCGCACCTTCTTTGCAGCTTTGGTCATGGTCATGCGTCAACGTCCTTGCGCGGCGTGCGCGGCTTGAGGTTGCGGAAGCCGCGCGAGCGCGGGACCGGCTTGCCGTCGTCACTTTCGATCGGCGCCGGCTCCCAGTACTCGGGCAGGTTCTGGAACTTGAAGCGCTCCGGCATGTAGAGCACGCGCACCTCGCCAGGCGGTCCACTGCGCTGTAGCGGAACCAGCAGCTCGGCCGTGCCCTTCCAGCGGCTATCGCGGTGGTACACCTCGTCGCGGTAGATGAAGATCACCGCATCGGCGTCCTGCTCGATCGATCCGGAGTCGCGCAGATCCGCAGGCTGCGGGCGCTTGTCCGGGCGGTCCTCCAACTTGCGATTGAGCTGCGATAGCAACAGCACCGGCACGCCCAGCTCACCGGCGAGCAGCTTCAGGCCGCGGCTGATGTCGCCCACGCCATTGGCGCGGTTGTCGCCCTGGATCTCCATCAGCTGCAGGTAGTCGATGACGATCAGGCCCAGCGGCTTGCGGGCGTGCTGCCGGCGTGCCTGCGAGCTGACGTGCTCGACGCGGGCGCGGCGCGGGCGGCTGACGAAGATCTCTGCCGCCCGCAGCTTGCGCATGGCCGCCGTGACGTTCGTCCAGTCGATGTCGTCCAGGTCACCGGAGCGGATCCGGTTGCCGTCGATGCCGCCGACCGACGCCAGCATGCGGTCGCCCAGTTCCTCGGCCTGCATCTCGAAACTGAAGACCGCGACAGCTTTGCGCAGATGCAGCGCGACGTGCTCGGCGATGTTCTGCGCCAGCGTGGTTTTTCCCATCTTCGGGCGCGCCGCCAGCACGTACAGGCCGCCCGGCTTCAGGCCGCCCAGCAACGTGTCGAGCTCGTCGATGCTGGTGGTAATGCCATGGATTCCGCCCCCGTCGCGTGAGCGTTCGCCCAGGCGTTCGAACACGCGATCCATCACCGGCGCGACGGATTCCAACTCGCACGGCTGGCTGTCCATCAGCGAACCGATGCGCGACTGCGCGCTGCCAATCAGCTCGATGCTGCTCTGGCCTTCTGGGTTGAAACCGGCATTGGCGATGTCGGTACCGACCTCGATCAGGCGACGCAACCGCGCCTTGTCCGCAACGATCTCCGCATACGCGCGGATGTTCGCCGCCGACGGCGTGGTACTCGACAGCTCGATTAGGTAAGCGCCATCGCCCACCTGCTCCAGCAAGCCCTGCGCCTCGAACCAATCGCCCATCGTGACCACGTCGAATGGACGGCGCGGCTGTGCGATGGCCATCTCGCGGATGGCTCGGAAAATCAGCATGTGGTCGCGGCGGTAGAAGTCGCCTTCTTCGACCAGGTCGGCAATGTCGTCCCAAGCGCGGTTGACCAGCATCAGGCCACCAAGAACCGCCTGTTCGGCTTCAACGCTATGCGGCGGCACGCGTAGGTGCTGGAGCTGATCGGCGCGGTCGCCGCGCTCTGCGCCGTATTCGGCGGCCATGCGCTCGATGTCGTCGTGCATGCTCATGCAGCCACCTGCCCTGCTTGCGCCTCAGCGTCGCGCACACGGCGGTACTGCTCGCCGATAGTGGTCAGCGTGTAGCCGGTCGCCGGATGCAGGAACCAGATCTTCTGCCAGTTGCCGCGCACCGCGTTTCGGAAGACTGCACGCCAGTCGGCATAGCGCTTGGGGTCTCCGCTGTAGCGGTCCGCGAACGACAACCACGCCAGCTCGATGAACTCCTCGGGGATTGCTGCTTTTTCCGCCCAGGCGAAAACCGGGTCGTTAGCACGGATCGCATCCTCGTCGCCAAGCGAGGTGTTCCAGCTGTCGAAGGTCTGCATGCGCGGCCTCGGCGGAGCACTGGCGGATGCTTCGCTCTTGTTGCTTATTGGTTCTTTACGGTTAGACCGCAGCTGCTGCGGGGGTGACTGCGGCATTTGCGGTGGTTTGTGCAAATTTTGCGGGGGTTCCACCGCAGCTGCTGCGGGGGTGCAGCCACTGCGGGGGTGCAGCTGCTGCGGGGGTTGATAGGCGTCCGGAGTGATGACATACCGTGTGTGCCGACCGTTAGCGCGGTCAGCGGTGACCAGACCGACAGACTCCAACCAGCGGATAGCGCCGTGCACTGTCCGCTCGCTCAGACAGGTGCGATCGCAGATGGTCGGAATCGACGGCCAGCAGTGGCCCTGGTCGTTGGCGTTGTCGGCGAGCGACACCAACACCGCTTTGGGCGATGGCGGCATCTGCATCGGCCAGCACTGGGACATGATCAGGGTGCTCATGCCAAACGCCCTGCCCGCTCCATGCGCTTCACCTGGCCGGAGCTGCGGCTTTCGCATTCGCGCTTCATGTCCAGCCAATAGGCGCGCGCCAGATTCGGCTTGCCCGTCACGGTTGCCGCGCGCATGGCAGAGGCGATGCGACGGATGCGCCGCTCCCGGCGCCAGTCTTCGATCAGCTGCAAGATCATGCCGCCGCCCTCGCCCGATCCACGGCTGCACTGGCATGCCGGGCAATCTGCGCTGCAATCGCCTGTAGGTCGCCGCAGATTCCGCCGATGGCCAGTGCTTCATTTGCGGTGATGCGGCCGTCATCCAATGCGTCGCCAATGATCTGGCACAGCTTCCCCTTGATCTCGCCGGCATCGATCAGCGCGGCGACGAGCGAACCTGCTTCGGGAACATCAGTCGGCACGACCGTGTAGCCGTGCTCAGCGGCTAGGGCATGCAGGATGCGGTGGTCGCCCGTCAGCCCCATGATCTCGCTGGCCTCGGTCAAGGTCAGGTGGTGCGTGCGGGTATTGGGATTGACCTTGCTACGCAGAACGGCAGCAGACATCGGCTTCTCTTCGCCGCGGTCATTGGTAGAGAGGAGGCGTGTGGCCAGGGCCACGCTGCCACCGGGATAGTCGAGAACGGTTTTGTGTGCTGCGTCGGCGATGTGCATCGGGCTGGGTACCTGAACGTAATATTTGGCGACCGCCCTGGCCAAGATGTGCGCCATGGACGCACTACAGAGACGGCTCAGAGCAGCGAGGAAACGGGCCCCAAACGTCACGACGATCGTGCGTGTGGGCGGCAACGTGTTTGGGCTTCGATGGGTCGACGGCCGGATGGTCGTCAGGCTGTTACGGAAGGGCTGAGACATGGTCAGGAGAGGCGTCGCCCCCCTTGCGGTAGGCTGCTGTTTCCACACGAACAGCCCACAAGGAGGGCGACATGGACAAGAGCCGAATAAAGTTCGACGCATCTTTCGAGGACAAGGCGCATCTGCGGGCCCTGAGCGCGCTGGTGGGCGCGTTGATCGCTACGCACCCCGACAAGGACAAGGTGCTGGCCGCCGCAGAGCAATTCGTGGAGACCGAGGAAGCGGCCTTCGCAGAGATAGCCCGCAACGATCCGCGGGTGCACACAGGCGACACGCACTTCATTGCGCAGCAATTCGCAACGCGTGTCAGGGAGAGGATCGCAGCGATCATTGCTGGCCGCTCTCGCTAGTCGTCTGCGCCAGTTGCTCAAGGATCTTCAGCGCCCGCCGTTGGCGGCGGGTGCGCCAGCGCTGCACGGAGAAGAGCAGCAACGCCGTCACCCATGCAATGGTGGAGGCGACACCGCAGGCCGCGCCGGCAATTAGGAACCAGTTCGGGGCGACGGCCATCTACTTGTCCTCCGGCTGCTGGATGCGAACGCCATCAGGCCCGACGACGAATGGCCCGTTGTCGCAGGAGACGCCAAAGCCGCAGACGCTGATCCTGCCTGTGCAGTCCCGGATGGTTTGGAGGCTGTACGCCGCGATGGGCACTTGGCCGTTGAATCGATACGACGCGGCCGTGGCTTCTGCCGCCGTCGGCTTATTGAGCCAGTCGCGCAGCCACAGCCGAGGATTCAAGCGGTCAGGCAGCATCGGCCACCTCCCCGTCGGGGTTGGCTGGCGGCCAGATGTCGGGCCGCAGTTCGGTCAGAGAGACGGCTCCCTGGCTCTGAACGTGCAGCTGGCGTACCAGGCCGCCATCGAAGCGCTGGCCTTTGCTCATCGCCTTGCGGAGATAGCCAATGGAAGTGCCAGCGCGAACGGCGTAGTCGGCCTGCTCGGCTGGGGTCAAGGTCGTGAGGTAGCTGCGCAGAGTGTCCATGCGCCGAATATTACTCTTTGGTAATTTACAGTCAATACCTTTTGGTCAATTACCGATAGGTAAGGGAAAATCGGTCATGACCTCTACAGACCCCACCATCGTTGCGCTGCGTCGCGCTCGTCTGCGCGCTTGGATCGATGATCGCCATGCTGGCGTGCAGGCATCCTTCGTGGCCGCTGTCGGCATTAATCAAGGGGAGCTGTCCGGCCTGCTGAATGGCAAGAAGTCATTCGGGGAGAAAAAAGCCAGATCGCTGGAGCAGGCTTCAGGCATGCCGAGTGGCTATCTGGACAATGACTCAGCAGCAACCGCTGCGACCTCGACTGTCTTATCTGCTGAGACCCCTCAGGGATACCTTCGCCTTCAGCTTTTCGAGGGAGCAGCAGGGATGGGGCAAGGCGTGGTGAACCAAGATTTTCCCGAGGTTATGAAGGTCATGGAGGTGGCCGAATGGGAGGTCCGCCGAAAGCTCGGCTTTCTCCCAAAACCGGGGCGAATCCAAATCATCACTGGGCGTGGCCCCTCAATGCGCCCCAAGATTGAAGATGGCGACATCGTATGGATCGACACGTCCATCGACTACTTCGACGGCGACGACTATTACTTGATCAGCTACGACGGTGAGACACAGATCAAGATGCTGCAAAAAAGAAGCGATGGCCTCTATGTAGTCAGCGCGAACCCAGAATTCAAAGAGTGGCGCTGCGATCCCACGGATCTCGCAGTTCGCGGCAAGGCTCTCGTCCACGCTGGATTCCGTAGGTTCTAACTGGCCTACCCGGGGATCGCTGTCTTGCTACCATTGACCGGTGCTCAACGGATCCCTTCCGCAGTCGTCCACATAAGATGGGAAATGCATGAAGATTGGTCTGATCGCGATCAGCGCACTTGCAGTTGCTTTGCTGTCCGGTTGCCTCCAACCGACGAAGCAACCACGGGCAGATCAGATAGTAGATGTGTCTGCTGATCGGTTATTTGACTTTGGCGCCCAGGCAGATCCTACGGGTTCGATTTCTGTTGTCCGCGACATTGGCATGGTCGGATCCGGCTGTCTCTTGGGGCTTTACATAGATGGCAAGCCTGCTGCGCACCTCAACTCTGGCGAGCGCGCAACCATAGCCTTGAGCGTAGGGCGGCACGTTATTACTTCTCGATCGGTTGGCGGCAGGGGTCTTTGCGGTGTCAATAGCGAAGAGCGCCAGGTCGCGCGCAGCCACAGCCTTGAGATCGTGGTCGATCCAGGGCAATCCCGCTCCTACCGCATCCACACAGTGCTCGAAGGTGAGTCCAGTATCGAGCCGGCTCTGTAAGAGTCAGCTTGGACCTATCGCGACAGCCAATTCCGCTTGGCCAAAATAATTACCATCTGGTATTGACAGATGATTACCGTTTGGTAATCTACGTCCATCGCAACGAACTACCCGGATCCCGCCGGGGACGTGCGACGGAGAACGTAGATGTACGACCAGCCCCTACTTGTCGGAACCTCAGTGGCGATCGCCATCGCCGCGCTGGCGGGACTCGGAACGCGCCTGATCAGGAAGCGCGTTTCGGCGCTCGATGCTGAAGCCTTGATGTGCCGCCCCGTTGGGGACGATTACGCACTGCAGCTCATCCTTGCGGTCAAGCAGCTCCCGGAAGCGCAGGCTGTAGACGCGCTCATCCGCCGTGGTGAGTTGGACAGTGTGGGCGCCAGCATCCAGTGGTTCGTTCAGCGCCTCGGGGTGGATGCGGAAAGAAAGTTTGGTGCCTTTTTCGACCACGGCGCCAGCGAACTGCTGCCCGTGTTCGACCCTCAGGCGATGGGCTTGGCCCTTCCCATCCCGGCCAGCTATCAGGCTTATGTCTGCGATGGTTACCGCTACACCGCCACGGTTTACGACCTTGATGATAAGGCGGGTCGGCTTGTCATGGACTGGCTCGAACTGCACGCCGATCCGGATGCTGCGAGCACCTCGCACGTAGTTGATGACCAAGTTGGCAACGGCGACCACGCAGCCGATTACCGCACCCGCGAAAGTGATCCATTGAGCCCAAATGGGCATAGCGCTTCCTCCATTGGCGCGAATTTGCTTACAGATCATAGCGGCCAGTCCGCCCAGCGTGGGGAGGCTTGAGCCATGGCAAATCGCCACCCGTACCACCCGCAGTGCGGCTGCGCGACCTGCAGCCGGCATGAGCTGTCGGACGAGCGCGCCGACGTCCTGGCCGGTGCCCTGCACCGCTCTGGCTTCGTTCTGAGCGAAGCGCTGGGCGAGCTGACGACCGAGCAGCTGGCTCTGATTGCCGGCCACCTCGCGGACGGCAACGACACCGGCGCGGCAGAGATCCTGCGCAACGCCATCGGCGACTACCTGTCGCAGCTGATCAGCGGCCGCATGGACGACGTGGACTGCTCGCGGATCGAGGCGGTGCAGCACTACCTGGTGGTGTACGAAGCCAAGCCGGCGCCGGTGGCCGAAATGCCGTGGCGGGTGGCCGCATGAGCGCCGTCATCCCCTTCCCTGTTTCTGCCCGCGGCGCCGACCTGGTCCGCGCCATAGCCACGGAGCGCGGCTACGGCCCGGTGGTCGCCGGTCAGCTGGCCCGTACCTTCCGACCCGACAACGTGCGCCCTTTGCGGGTGCAGGCATCGCAGCACGTGCGCGAGCCTGACGAGTCGGCAACCGCGTTCGGCGACGGCCCGGAGGCTGCGTGATGGACAAGATGGAAGAGAAAGAATTTCAGCGCCACATGCTGCGCGAGGACGTGCCGTTCGCGCTGATCTGCATGCTTGTGGGCGCTGTGCTGACGCTGCTGGCCCAGGCGGTATTCCTGTGACCGGCCGCCACTACTACCGCTTTTTGTTCCTTGGCGAGTCGATTCTGTTTCTGGCCGCGCTGGCGATCTTTGCCTACGAACGGAACGCGCACGAGATCTCCTCCGCTCTGCTGGTTATTGCCTTCGTGCTGTCGCTGCACGTGCCGGAGAGCTTGCGTAACGCCCGAGCCCGAGCCCGTGCACACCGTGCCCAGCCCAAGCCGGCCACCGACATCACCCCTGATTTTCCCGAACAGCCGCGCCGCGGCGTCCGTTGATCCCCGCCGGCGCGCCGGCACCACCCGACGAGGTTCCAATGTTCCAACTCGATAAACACGAGGCGTCCATCGCCAACGTCAATCAGCGCATCCAGCGCCATGGCGAGGAGCGCCAGCTCGCCGCCGACATCAAGTTCGTCTTGAGTGTCAGCAACGAAGCGCTCGATTCGTTCGACTCCACCCTGCGCCACGACCTGTTCCGCAAACCGGCCAAGGGCGAGCAGCAGGATCTGCCGCAGATCGGCGGCGACGGCCTGACCGCGGTGAAGCATCCGGCGCTGGAGCCGTTGAAGCTGAGCCACGAGTTCACCGGCTACGAGATGCACCTGGCCGGCCTGCTCGAAACTGCCGATCCGATCATCTTGGTTGACGTGAAGCTCAAGCGCTTCGTGATCGAGCCGAAGGAAGGCGGCAGCCTGGCCATGTCGTTCACTGCATCGGCCGAAGTCGAGCCGCAGGAACTGGCCGAGCTGTCGGAAGCGCTGATCCGCGAAGACGTGCTGCTGACGCTCCTCGCTCCCAAGCGTGGCGCTGCGGTCGTCGAGGATCTGACCGAGGGCGGCGACACGCTTGATGCGCAGGACAACGCAGCTGCTGCTGCCGAAGCCGCGAGCTTGATCGACGCCGGCAAGAAGGCCGCCGCATGAACGCGCCCGTCCGCATCCCGCTGATCGACGTGGAGAGCCGCCAAATCGCGGCAATCGGCCACGACGCCGCCACACAGACGCTCGCCGTGCGCTTCAAGAACTGGAAGGGCGAGAACACCTCGCTCTACCACTACGACAACGTCACCGCCGAGGACTACGCCGCGCTGCAGGCGGCCGAGTCGAAGGGTGGCCACTTCAACAAGGTGATCAAGGCCGACCCGGTGCGCTGGCCCTACCGCAAGGTCGAAGACCGCCCGCTGTCCGACGCGGCCTGATCCCGAACCCTGATCCGTGGCAGGTGTCCACGGACGCGATCGCACCGCGCATTGACTCTCGAAGGTCAGACGTTAAAGGCAGGAAGGGAACCGCCCGCACCGCCGATACGTGCGCAAGAAGGAGCGGGAGGCGAAAGCCTATGCAGCCGGGAAAGACTGGCCCCAGCGAAAGCTCATGGGTGAACGAGTGGCGCGGATGCAACACCGCTGACCGCCGGGAAAGACCGGCCTCTATCCATAGCGGAGTGGCTTGCGATCAACGAGCGTTCCTGTCTGTCGTATCGAAGACCAGGCCGCTCCGCTATGGAGGGAACGCGCAGTGGTGATGCGCGAATGCCTAGGCAACTGGGAGCGCCCAAAGCGGGACACCGCCCACGGGAAAGAAGGTTCCGGCCTTCTGTCAAAAACCGGGAAACAGGCGACCTGCCGGCCAAAGACGTGCGTATGAACCTAGCCGGGCGCACGCGGTAATCGGAGCCACAGCATGCGGTAGCAAGCCGGGATTACACCGCCGGCCCCTCCACCCATCGACAACACGCCGGCGCCGCCGGCAGGAGATTGCAGTGAGCGCACAACTACAAGAAGGCCAGCTCGTCCCCGAGGAGGGCATGGCCGCCATGATTAGCCGTTCGGAGATCGAACAGCAGATCACCACCGCACGCCGATTCCCGCGCTCGCTCAAGCGCTTCCGCGATGAGGCCATCCAGATGGTCACGCTGAGCCAGAGCATCGCGGAGCAATGCGTCTATGCCCTCCCCCGCGACGGCAAGACGATCGAGGGTCCATCTGCACGCTTCGCTGAGATCGTCGCCTCTGCATGGGGCAACAACCGTGCAGGCGCACGCGTCATCGACGACAAGGGCGAGTTCATCACCGCGCAAGGGGTGTTCCATGACCTGGAGCGCAACGTGGCGATCACCTACGAGGTGCAGCGGCGCATCGTCGATCGGCAGGGCCGCCGCTTCAAGGCCGACATGATCGGCGTTACCGCGAATGCCGCCTGCTCTATCGCATTGCGCAACGCCGTGCTGAAGGGCGTGCCGAAAGCGTTCTGGGAGGACATGTACGTCGAGGCGCGCAAGGTGATCATGGGCGACATCAAGACGCTGGCGAACCGGCGCGCCGACGCGCTGGCGCATTTTCAGCGGTTTGGGATCTCTGCCGAGCAGGTCTGCGCCAAGCTAGACGTTGCTGGTGTCGAAGACATCGGCCTGGAGCATCTTGTCCTGCTGCGCGGCATCGTAACTGCGATCAAGGAAGGGGACACCACTCCCGAGGACGCCTTCGCAGGCACCGCACCTGCAACTCCCCAGAAGCCGGCCGGTTATAGCGCGGAAGCGTTTGCCGCCGCTCTGCCGTCCTGGAAAGCGGCAATCGAAGGCGGCAAGAAGTCGGCAGCCCAGATCATCGCGATGGCGGAAACGAAGGGTTCCCTCACGGCAGAGCAACGTGCACAGGTTGCGGCCTTCGAGAAGCCTGCACCCGTTGAGCAGTCCGGCCCGACCTCTGGTGAAGGCAGCGAAGGAGAGCAGGCATGAAGATCGTAGAGCTGATCCAGGGCACGCCGGAATGGCATGCCCACCGCGCTACCCACCTCAACGCCAGCGACGCGCCTGCGATGCTCGGCTGCAGCTCGTACAAGACGCGCGCGCAGCTGGTTCGCGAAGTCGCTACCGGCATTGGTGAGGAATACGACGACGCCACGCTCCAGCGCTTCGCCGATGGCCACCGCTACGAAGCCCTCGCGCGCCCCATCGCCGAGCAGATCATCGGCGAGGATTTGTACCCGTGCGTCGGCGAAGACGGGAAGTACTCGGCCAGCTTCGACGGCCTGTCGCTGCTCGAGGAAGTCGCGTTCGAGCACAAGAGCCTGAACGATGACCTGCGGCGCGCCATGGTCGACGGCTGCACGGGTGCAGACCTGCCGCTGCAGTACCGGGTCCAGATGGAGCACCAAGCGATGGTCTCCGGCGCGGCACGAGTGCTGTTCATGGCTTCGAAGTGGCGCGGCGATGAGCTGGTCGAGGAGCGCCACTGCTGGTACGCGCCGGATCCGGAGCTGCGCGCACGCATTAGCGCCGGCTGGGAGCAATTCGAGGCCGATGTCGCCGCCTACGAGCATGTCGAAAAAGCGGAACCGGTGGCCAGCGGCCGCGCGCCGGAGACGCTGCCGTCGCTGCACATCGCTGTGACCGGCATGGTGACCGCGTCCAACCTCGCCGACTTCAAGGCATCGGCCATGGCCGTGCTCAGCGGCATCAACCGCGAGCTGCAGACCGACGACGACTTCGCCAACGCAGAGCAAACGGTGAAGTGGTGCAAGGGAGTCGAGGATCGGCTGGAGGCCACGAAGCAGCAAATCCTCGGCCAGACCGCCGACATCGACGCGGTCTTCCGGACGATAGACGAGGTGGCAGCCGAAGCGCGCCGCGTGCGCCTGGAGCTGGACAAGCTGGTGAAGGTCGAGAAGGACAACCGCCGCACTCAGATCGTCGCCACTGGCGTGCAGTCGGTGCGGGATCACTATGCGTCGATCAATGCGGGACTCGAAGCGCATGCGCTGGCGGCACCGGCTTCGCTACAGGCCGACATCGGCGCGGTGATCAAGGGCAAGAAGTCGATCAGCAGCATGCTGGACGCCGTCGGTACCGCTGCGGCGAACGCCAAGGTAGCGGCCAGCCAGCAGGCCGAGCGCGTGCGCGCCAACGTACGCGTGCTGGAAATGGAGATGGGCACCTTCGCCGGCCTGTTCCATGACCGCGTGCAGCTGTGCGCCACGAAGTCGCCGGAGGATCTGCGCAACCTGATCACCGCGCGCATCACCGAGCAGCAGCGCGTCGATGAGCAACGGCTGGAGGCGCAGCGCGAGAAGATCCGCCAGGAAGAAGCCGCCAAGCTGGCGCGCGAACAGGAGGAGCGCGAGGCAGCGCAGCGTCGCGCCGATGCCCAGGCCGAGGCAGCACGTGTCGCTGCCGCGGTGCCTGCTCCCGCGCCGGCGGCCGTGTCGGCACCGGTGCCGGTGGCGGCTGCTCCTGCGGCCCTCCCCCCCGCTCTCTCGCAGGCGGTGAAGTCTTCGGCTGCGCCAGCGCCGGCCCAGGTCGTGCGCATCAAGCTGGGCGACATCAACGCCAAGATCGCTCCGCTGACGATCACCGCCGACGGCCTGGCGCAGCTGGGCTTCCTGCCGCTGACCATCGAGCGCGCCTCGAAGCTGTACGACGCCGCGCAGCTGCCTGCGATGTTCACCGCCATGCAGAAGGTGTTTGCGAGCGCCGCTGCCGACAGCTACCAGCAGGCCGCGTGATGGCGCGCGTCTGCACCAGCTGCAAAAGGTCGCTCAGCGATTCCGAGTTCCCGACCCAGAACGGGCGCGTGGTCAACGTCTGCGTGCTCTGTCGGAACGACATCAAGCGGGCCCAGACCAGGCTCGCGCCGATCCGCCGTGATCCCGAGCAGATCCGGCTCAACAACGTCGCTGCGCTGTGGCATGGCCCGGTGCGGCGCACTCACCTGCTGAGGTACGCAGCTTGAACCGACAGCACTCTCGCCGCGCGCCCAAGCGCAACGGCGGCTTTTCCTGGGGCCGCTTCCCCACCAGCGACGGCGCCTTCATCACCTGGCGCATGTTCCGCCGCGATCACACCAGCGCGCTACACATGCATGCGCTGACCTTCACCGCCAAGGACGAGCCAGCTTACGTGGCGAAGCAGCTGCGCCGCGCGCGCCGGCAGCTGCGCGATCGCGTGGACGAGATCGACCTGGCCGCTATGGGAGTTGCCGCGTGACAAACGCATTATTCCCCCGGTCTTGGCGATCGTTGCAGCCGCATTCGGTTCTGCGTGGCCACCCCGTTGAGTACGGTCATCACCGCCACCTCTCTATCCAGGGCCCTCATAGCTCTCCGGTGCGTGTACCGGGTTATGTAGTCAGCCAGCTTCACCTGTTCGCCTGCGCCATATCTGCGAAGACCATGAATTTCGTTCGCCATTGTCCTGCACTCGGAAACGAGCGGGGCCAGAAGCTCAATTCTTCCCTGATCAAGGTCGAGCATGACTTTCTCGAGCTCGGCACAATTGCTTGCAACGGTAGCTTCGCCATGCAGGACGAATGCAACCACGCGCTCATCCCACATATTTGCAGCAACGCCAGGATTGCCGCCAAGCGTCTCGATGTTGTCGAACAACGCTTTGGCCTGAGCTCGCGCGATATGGATGGCTATGTCTCTTTTAGCTCTTGCGAGTCGCGCCGCAGCAAATTGGCCCCACAACCCAAGCCAGAGCGCGACTACCACTGCTGCCAAAGTGCCGATCGCGGCCCAGGCATCCCAATCGACTTCGCAGGAAGGCCCCAGCGGCCAGCAGCGCACGAATACCCACTTCAAAGTTGCCATTCCCGCCCCTCTTCTCAGGAGCCAATTCTGCCATGACCGCTCTGCACCCTAACGACAAGCTAGCCGCGCTGGACTGGGCGCTGAGCCGAGCGCGCGAAGCAGGCGCCAGTGATGAGCTGATCCGGCTCACCCACCTGCCGGCGCTGCAGCAACTACGCGATCAGGCACAGCGGGAGGCGCGCGGTGGCTGACAGCTCGCGCTCTTTCAACTTCCCCGCTCCGCAGGTCTCGTGCCTGCGCCCCGGTGAGATCGTGGTCGATCTGTTCGCCGGCGGCGGCGGCGCCAGCGAGGCGCTGAAGCAGGCGCTGGGCGTCGACCCGGCGCTGGCCTACAACCACGACCAGTGGGCGATCGGCATGCATGCCGCCAATCATCCCCTGACGATCCACCACCGTGAGGACATCTGGCACGCCGACCCGCGCAAGGACGTGGCGGGCCGCCCTGTGGGCTGGTTCCATGCCTCGCCGGACTGCACGCACTTCAGCCAGGCCAAGGGCGGCCAGCCGCGCAGTCACAAGACGCGTGCGCTCTCATGGGTCGCGCTGAAGTGGATCGGCCAGCTGCTACGCGCCGACTTGCGAGACGGCACGAACACCGCGCCGCGCATCCTGTCGCTGGAGAACGTGTGGCAGATCCTGACCTGGGGTCCGCTGGTGGCCAAGCGCTGCAAGGCGACCGGCCGCGTGCTGAAGATGGACGGAACCGTTGCGGCGCGCGGCGAGCAAGTGCCGGTAGCGAATCAGCAGCTGGTGCCCGACAAGCGCCACAGCGGCCGCACCTGGCGCCAGTTCGTCGCGGCACTGGAGTCGAAGGGCTACCGCGTGGAGTGGCGCAAGCTGACCGCTAGCGATTACGGCGCCGGCACCAGCCGCGAGCGGCTGTTCCTGATCGCGCGCCGCGATGGTGAGCCGATCGTGTGGCCCTCGCCGACGCACGGCACCGCGCCCCATCAGCTGCCGCGCGTGCGCGCCGCCGATTGCCTGGACTTCTCGCTGCCCTGCCCGTCGATCTTCACCCGCAAGCGCCCACTCGCTGACGCCACGCTGCGCCGTATCGCCAAGGGCGTGATCCGCCACGTGCTGCAATCGGCCGATCCTTTCATCGTGCCGGCCACTCATCAGGGCTCGGACCGCGTCAACGACGTGCAGGCGCCACTGCCGACGATCACTGCCGCGCACCGCGGCGAGCTGATGCTGGTTGCGCCTGAGCTGGCGCCCTTCATCACCGAGCACTCGAATGCCAGCAATCAGCGCACCATGCGCGCCGACGAGCCGCTGCGCACGATCTGCGCGGGAGTTAAGGGCGGCCACTTCTCGGCCGTAGCGCCGATCCTGGCCGGTGTGGGTGGCCGCGCAGGTCAGTCAGAGCCGCGCTCCGGTGCTGAGCCGCTCTACACGATGACCACGAAGGCGGACACCGCGCTGGTGGCTCCCTGCCTGGTGCAGATGGGCCATGGCGAAGGTAAAACTCCGGGAAAGCGCTTCAGTCACGGCATCAACGATATCCAGGGGCCTATCGGCACCATCGTCGCGAGCGGCGGCGGCCAAGGCGTGATGACCGCATTCCTCGAACAGGCCAACGGCGGCTTCTACGAAGGCGGCGGCCGCGATGCGCGCGAGCCGATGAGCACCATCACCGCCACCGGCAGCCAGCAGCAGCTCGCCACCGCGCACCTGATCACCATGCGCCGGCACGCGCATGGCCAGGATGCCGGCGCGCCACTGGGCACCGTGTGTGCCGGTGCGGTGCACCACGGCGTCGTCGAATGCACGCTGAGCCCCGAGCAGGAGGCCGGCGCGCTGCAGGTGGCCGCGTTCCTGGTGAAGTACTACCGCAGCGGCATCGCCGTAGACCCGCGCGACCCGCTGGACACGGTCACCACCAAGGACCGGCTGGCGCTGGTCACCGTGGTGATTCAGGGCACCCCCTACGTCATCGTCGACATCGGCCTGCGCATGCTCAAGCCGCACGAGCTGTTCCGCGCGCAGGGCTTCCCCGCCGCCTACCGGATCACGCACACCGCGGACGGCCGGGCCATCAGCACCAGCGCCGCGGTGCGCATGTGCGGCAACAGTGTCAGTCCACCGCCCCTGCGCGCGCTTGCCGAAGCCAATTTGGATTCCGCAGACGCCACACTGAGGATGGCCGCATGAAAACAGATCTGCTTATCACCATCTTGTTTTCTGAAAACTTGCCTAAAGTTCAGCCTATCAATCCACCGAAAAAGGTTAGATATGCGAGCTGCTTACTTAGCTGGGGGACCCGAGCACGGGACTATTTTGACCGCAGAGCATCTTGGCTCTTTGTCCATACCAAACGGCTATATCGATCTGGAAATTTCCTCTTCCACGCCGGGCACAAGTTGGCAGGACGCAAACGTGGTGATTTTTGTCCACAGCTCTATTCCGGCAGGCATCGACCGGCAGACCGCGGCAGCAATGGGCAGGGCGGAGCTCGTAATGAAATACCCACATCTGCGCTAAGTAGATCAAAGGTAGGGGTCCGCCGTGGCTGACCCCTACCGCGAGTTCCTGGAGCGCAAGGTGCGCGTCGCGCCGTCGCTCGGGTTCGACGTCTCGCCCGATGACGTGCACCCGCTCCTCAAGCCGCACCAGCGCGACAGCGTAGTGTGGGCATGCTCCGGCGGGCGCCGCGCCCTCTTCCAGCGCTTCGGCCTCGGCAAGAGCATGCAGCAGTTGGAGATCATGCGGCTGGCGCGCGCGCATGCCGGCGGAGCCGTAGGCATCGTGGTGCCGCTGGGCGTGCGTCAGGAGTTCCGCCGCGACGCAGGCAAGCTCAGGCTGGATACGCGTTTCGTGCGCACCAGCGCCGAGGTGGATCCGGACTTCGATGGCATCCATCTGACCAACTACGAGAGCGTGCGAGACGGGAAGCTCGACCCGAACCTATTCACTGCGGCCAGCCTCGACGAGGCCTCTGTGCTGCGCAGCTTCGGATCGAAGACCTATCAGCAGTTCCTGAGCCTGTTCGATGAGGTCCGGTACCGGTTCGTCGCCACGGCCACGCCCAGCCCGAACCGCTACAAAGAGCTGATCCATTACGCCGGCTTCCTCGGCGTGATGGACACGGGCGAGGCGCTCACCCGCTGGTTCAAGCGCGACAGCACGCAGGCCAACAACCTGACGCTGTACCCCCACAAGGAACGTGAGTTCTGGCTATGGGTGGCGAGCTGGGCGCTGTTCCTGCAAAAGCCGTCCGACCTGGGCTACAGCGACGAAGGCTATGACCTGCCGGAGCTGACAGTGCATTACGTCGAGGTGCCGGTGGACCACAACACTGCCGGCGCCGAGCGAGATGGCCAGGGCAAGTTGTTCCGCGATGCCGCGATGGGTTTGCAGAATGCCGCGAAGGAGAAACGCGACACGCTCGGCGCGCGCGTGGCTGCCGTGCAGCAGGTGGTCGCCGCCAGGCCGGATGAGCATTGGCTGATCTGGCACGACCTCGAGGCAGAGCGGCATGCATTGCAGGCTGCCATCCCCACCGCCGTCAGCATCTACGGCGACCAGGAGCTGGACGAGCGCGAGCAAGCGGTCATCGACTTCAGTGAAGGCGTGATCCCGATCCTGTCTGCCAAGCCGGTGATCGCCGGCAGCGGCTGCAACTTCCAGCGGCATTGCCACCTGTCGGTCTACGCCGGCATCGGCTTCAAGTTCAACGACTTCATCCAGTCCATTCACCGCATCCAGCGGTACCAGCAGACGCACCCGGTCGAGGTGTGGATCGTCTACGCCGAGAGCGAGCGCGAGGTGCTGGCCAGCCTGCAGGCGAAGTGGACGCGCCACGAGGAGATGGTAGAAAAAATGAGCGAGATCATCAGGGAATACGGCCTGAGCAAGGCCGCCATGGCGCAAGTACTTCAGCGCTCGATCGGCGTGGAGCGGATCGAAGCCAGCGGTACCGGCTGGACTGTCGCGAACAACGACTGCGTGGTGGAGACGCGCGGCATGGCCGACGACAGCGTCGACCTGATCGTGACCTCGATCCCGTTCGCCAACCACTACGAGTACAGCCCGAGCTACAACGATTTCGGGCACACCGACGACAACGCACATTTCTGGGCACAGATGGACCACCTCAGCACGCAGCTGCTGCGGATCCTCAAGCCGGGCCGGATCGCGGCCATCCACGTGAAGGACCGGATCCAGTTCGGCGCGGTCACCGGCGCCGGCGTGCCGACGGTCAGCCCCTTCCATGCAGAGGCGATCTTCCATTACCGGTCGCACGGCTTCGACTACATGGGCCTGATCACGGTTGTGACCGACGTGGTGCGCGAGAACAACCAGACCTACCGGCTGGGATGGTCGGAGCAGTGCAAGGACGGCACGAAGATGGGGGTGGGTTCGCCTGAGTACATCGTGCTGCTGCACAAGCCGCAGACAGATCGCAGCCGCGGCTATGCCGATGAGCCGGTCCGCAAGCAGAAGGCGGATTACACGCGGGCGCGCTGGCAGGTAGATGCGCATGCGTTCTGGCGCTCGAGCGGCCGCCGCCAGCTGACGGCCGACGAGCTGGCGCAGCTGGGCCCGGACAAACTGGCCAAGCTGTTCACCGAGTACAGCCTGCGCGAGGTCTACGACTACGAGACCCACGTGCGCATCGGTGAAGAGCTGGAGGCGCGCGGCGCACTGCCCTCCACCTTCATGTCGCTGGCGCCGGGCAGCCATGACCCGGACGTGTGGCACGACGTCAACCGCATGCTGACGCTCAACGGCGAGCAGACCCGGCGCGGCCTGGAAAACCACATCTGCCCGCTGCAGTTCGACATTGTCGACCGGCTGATCCAGCGCTTCAGCAATGCCGGCGAGCTGGTGTTCGACCCGTTCGGCGGTCTGTTCACCGTGCCGTACCGGGCACTGAAGCTGGGCCGCCGGGGCCGTGCCGCCGAGCTGTCCACCGCTTACTTCATGGACGGCGTGCGGTACCTGCAGGCGGCCGAGCGCGAGATCGCCATGCCGGATCTGTTCGCAACGATGGACCCGCTGCCGCAGGACCAAGCCGCATGAAGCCCCAGCTATTCCCGCGCCAGCCCCGCCGGATGAAGCAGCCGGCCAAGGATCTGCTCCGGCAGCAGCTCGCCATGGCCGCCGACCACATCGAACGGGTCACCGCCGAGAACCACGCTCTGCGCGCGATGTGCGCAGACCTCATAAACACCTGCCAGGGCAGCGCCGATCAGATGCGCGCGGCGTTGGCGAATCAGGAGAATGCAAAATCATGAGCACGACCCCGACCACCACCCAACGGCTACTCCGGCTGCCCGATGTCCTGGACCGCGTCGGCATATCGAAGTCGACTCTCTATAGCCGCATCCGGGATAAGACGTTCCCCCAGCCCCTTCACCTGGGCACGTCATCGGTATGGGTCGAGTCCGAGGTAACCGACTGGATCAATGACCAGATCGCCCTGCGTGACAAGGCGGCTTGAGCTGGGGGTATCTGTGGGGGCATCTGGCGGCAAGCGGTTAGCCCATCGCCTTGCGATTCAACAAGTTACAGCGGATCGCGGGTAGAGCCCACCTCCACCATCTGATCGCGGAAAAGAGCAGTAAGCGCTTGATTTCGCGAAGGTTAGGCCCGGGGTTTGATGTTCAGTTTGAGCCTGCGTTAGGTATCAAACGAGGTATCAAACCCCGTGCCGAAGCCGTATTTTCTGCGCCGCCCTGCTGGGCTGTATGTGCGCTTCTTCGTCCCGACCGACCTGCAAGCCCTCATTGGCTCGCGCTACCTTGTCCGTCCCGTTCGCTTGTCCCTGGGTGATGCCGCCCGGCTGGCCGTGGCACGAACTGCTGTGGCACTCTCGGAAGCATTCGATCAGGTGCGGCAAGGAGCGGGCATGCAGGACGATTTGCTGACCCAGGCTCTGGCCGCGTTGCAAGGGAACGAAGCTCGGCCCTACACCATCAAGGTCGGTGGCGTGGAGCTCTCTGCCAACGGAGCAGACGATCACGCCCGGCTGCTGGACGCACTGAAACACCTCCCTTTTCAGCAACTGGCTTCTGTGAAAAGCGCCGGACCGCTGCTGTCAGAGCGCGCCGCGATCCACATCAGCGAGATGCGGCGCGTGGGGCGAAGCGCCAAAAATGTGCTCGATACCGAACACAGCCTGGGGCTGTTTGTGGCGCTTGTCGGCGACAAGCCGGTCGAGGACTACAAGACCGATGACGTCCGAAAGTTCCTGGATGCGCTTGAGCACTACCCCAGCAACGCCACCAAGAAGGCAGTGTTCGCCGGCCTCACCCCTGTCGAAATATTGAGCAAGGCGCGGCAAGGTGGTCATGAACTGCTGAGCATGCGCACCAAGGAGAAGCATCGGGATCGTATTGCGTCCTTCTTCAACGCCTTGGCGAACGAAGACCTGATTAGCAAGGCACCTCACAAAGCCATTCTCAATCGTGCCAAGTCGCTCACCGATGAGCCGAGTCGTGATCCGTTTAGCCGGGCTGAGCTCGAAGCGCTGCTTGAACTGAATGCATTCACGTCCTGGGCGAAGAAGTATCCGCACCGATGGTTTGGCACGCTGTTGGGATTTGCGACCGGTGCTCGGGTCAACGAGGTCGCTCAGCTCTATGTTGACGACATCGGCAAGGTGGGCGATTTCTGGGGCGTGCATTTCCGGGGAGCCAAGCCGGATCAACGGTTGAAGAACCCCCACTCCTCCCGTTTTGTGCCCCTGCCCACATCCCTGATCGAGGCTGGGTTCTTGGTCTATGTGGATGAGGTCAAGCGCGCAGGCTTTGAGCGACTGTTCCCGCACTTGCCCTACAACGCCGAAAACGGCCACGGCGACGCGCTAGGGGATCAGTTCCGGGCCTATGCGATCAAGCAAGGACTGACCCAACGGCTCAAAAGCTTTCATTGCTTCCGGCACACCTTGTCCAACTCGCTAGTCAATGAGCACGGCATCTCGCTTCCGATTTCCCAACAAATCACCGGCCACGAGCTGACGCTTCCGCCAGGCTTGAAGCATTACGTTGATCCGCCTTCTGTTCCCGCTCGCTTTTCGGCCATTGAGCAGTTTGGTCCTCCACTTTCCCTGCCTGCTTACACACCAGGGCAATTTGATCGGTCGTTCAAGCAGGTTCGCCACATGGAACGACGGCGCGAGCAGGCGGCCAAAAAGAGGACGAACAAAACAAGAACAAAAGGATGGAAGAATTAAAATCACGGGGGATCTTGCCCCGGATACCGTGTGGTGGCTGAGTGGATTCTATCGTCGCGGAATTAATGCTTGCACCTAAGCGCGCACAATCGGAATTTGCTAGCTACGCGATCAACTTGCTAGGCGCTAGAAGATTGCGCCTAGTCAGATCGGAGGTTAGCCACGCAACGTAACTTATAGTCCTTTGGCAAATCTTACACCCACTTCTTCCCAACTCAACTTAGTAGCCATTGCAAATCCAATTCTTTGGTCTAGAAAATAGATAGCGTCCTCCGTACTCTCCAGGGGAGGCAGAATTTTACACTCTTCTGGAAGGTGTCCCACACCGTATGCGCCAGAGGCACTTACTATAACAGCAGGCCTCTTATCACCTTTCTCGAAGATGTGTTGGACACGACTCTTCAACAAAGACATGTCTGGCTTCAACGGCCCCGTGGGCACCAAGGTGTGATGGACAGGAAAACGAATTTTATCGACCGCATCTACGCAAAGACGAAGCACATCTAAAAGCCTATCAAAATCCAAATCTTTGAGGCCGGACACTATATTAGTTTCACCCACAATATTTGTAATGGATGTCAGCCCCTGAATGTAGTCTCTTACATACAATCCATCTCCGCGCGAAATGTGCTTATTGCGACCCCGCTCAATCATCTCTTCGGTCACGTTTCGGCATAAGAGGACTACGGTTTCCCGAACTTCTTCGAAGCCATCTGGCGTTTTATCTAACGGTGTTCCAGCGCTAAGGACCTCGTAGCACCCACTTAGTTGCAATCCCAGCATAAATGCTGTCTTGTGATAACCATCCTCATCAATCAGATGATTCGTCACCCACTCGATAACCGCATCCACGCTCTCAACCGACTCTTCCTCTCCATTAGAGAGTGGCGGCGGCGATTCCTGAATAGATGAGTAGCTTTTAAAAAGCTGAGCCAGCTCAGCCATTAAGGTGATAGCCTCCGGGAAACACCATTTAGATAAAGCAACGGCAGTGCGTAGCGCGCATTCGTTTTCGGCAGTTCGATCACCATTATTCTGCTCCAGCAATGATCGGATGCGCTTCAAGCATATATGCAGCGAACCTAACGTTATCCCAGCATCGAATAGATCTCTGCAGAAGACCTGACCCTCCACAAAGGGAATTCTGCCAGACATATAGCCGATGGCAGGAATTGCCACAAGGGGATGTGTCCAGTCAAGCTTTGAAGTCGAAAGAAATGGGAGTAGAGAGGATCGCACCGTTTGGCTTATCACAAAGGATCGCGAGAAGTCGCCTGGCTCTCCCCAAAATTCAAATAAAAAAGGTTCAGAGCGGCCGCGATGCTGCCGCTGTTTCTCTTTCCAAGTGTTATGATTTTCAATCTGGACATCGTAATCTTCCGAAAGAAGACTCTTCGCATGATCTATAACTCGGTATCCGCCCCCCGGCATAGAGCCACTCGAAAGGCCGCCTACTTTAGGAAAATAGGTGGTCAATGTGGATTGACGACCATCAGCGTTCTTCTGCATTGCTGCGTGAAAGACGCCAGGGTCAAGCGTGCATAACGTGAAAACCCAATGGGCCCTACTTGAATCAGCAAGGTTTCGCCAGAGCATCAAAAAACCATGAGACCGCATTCGGTCCCCTTCGCGAGCAATCATGCTGATGGCCGTTTGAACAAGCGGAGGTGGAAACTCAATGTCCCGATTTAGCGAGTCATCGGTTTTCTCGTAGAGGACAACATCAAAACATTGCATCGCCTCTTCGGGAATATCAACAGTTGCGGTTGGATACCAGGCCTCGACGATACGACATTGTAATCGCCGTGGTTCAGCGTCGTAATCCAGGCTCAAGGCCAAACACTGCTTGCCTGACCATGTAGTCAAGCTCGCGACACCATGGTCTAAAAGGTCACTCCAATCACGAGCAACGATGACAAAGCAAATGTCCATGTTCGAAAGGAATGGAAACAGGTTTTGAATTTCATGCTCATAACCTGCCAACTCTGAAACGGCCTGCCGCTCTGGACCCTTCTCCCTCTTCACTTCAAAAATCAGCACCACCCTTGATTCCGGGTTGTAAGCGATGATATCGGGTCTGAGCACCTCGCCAGATGCCAGCGAAATACTCTTGTCAACAGCAACAATTTCTAGAAGACTCAATTGGCCAAGGACAAATTTTGAAGCCCTCGCACTAGCCAGCCGACTCAT